CCGACACAACGATATGGTGTCCCTGTATTCGGTAAGCAGGAAGAATTATGGGCCGGCATGTACCAAGGGGGCGAGAGTGCCTTGCAAGCACCCTGTGGGGAGTTCGATTCTCCTTCGGTCCACCATAAAGAATTTTTTGACCGAAACGCACAACGGTGTGCGGCCGGACTGTTAATCCGTGTGAGACTGGTTCGATCCCAGTTCGGTCAGCCAATATAAAAGCCCCTGTAGCATGAAGGTCGTGCAGTTGCCTTGTAAGCATCAGGTCCGTGTTCGATTCACGGTGGGGGCACCAATTTTTCCGTGTATAGGCTAGTCAGGTCAAGTCACTCCGTTTGGGGCGGAGATTGCGCAGGTTCGAATCCTGCTACACGGACCATTTCTAATGGGGATTAGCTCAATTGGTAGAGCAACGGGTTTTGATCCCGCAGGTTAGAGGTTCGAATCCTCTATCCCCTGCCATTTAGATAAGTAATATCTCGGTAGCTCAATTGGCAGAGCAGGGGTCTCCAAAACCCAAGGTTGGCGGTTCAACTCCGTCCCGGGATGCCATATAATACAGTTGCGGGCGAGTGTGATGGAAGCACGGTAGGCTCATAACCTACAGGACCTGTTCGATTCAGCGGCTCCGCAACCACAATGGTCATGTGCTATAGAAGGATGTAGGCCGGTTTCATAAGCCGAGAAGGTTGGATCGTTACCAACCATGACCACCATCATACGCCTTTGGTGAAATGAATATCACGTAACGCTACGAACGTTGAGTTAGGGGTTTGATTCCCTTAGGGCGTACCAAATATAGATAATGCAAAAGATAATGAGATCCCTTGTTTAAACAAGGAATAACATATAAATACAACGATATGCGGGTAAAGTGTTTGTGGTTACACGGAAGTCTTCCAAACTTCAATAGAGGGGCTCGAATCCCCCTACCCGCTCCAATACGCGGCTATGGTGTTTAACGGTTAGCACGAGACCTTGCCAAGGTTTAAGTTCCGATTCGAATTCGGATAGCCGCTCCATTAATTTGCCTCTTTAGTTTAAAGGTAGAACACCCTCCTTAGTCTTTTTCTTATAAATATAAGAAAAAGGAGAAAATAATGGAGATATGCCCTTTATGCAATAAACAAGGTAAAAGCGTTAAATATCATTTTTGGAGAATGCATGGAGATGGAAGAAGTCATAATCCTAATATAGGGTATAAAAATGGCACTAGATCAGGATGGAACAAAGGGCTAACGAAAGATTCTGATGAGAGAATAAAAGTTGCCTCTGAGAAGTGTTCCAGATCTACAAAGGGAAAACCAAGAACAACCCCTATTTCAGATTCAGCAAAACAGAAGCTATCAAAGATAGCAATAGAAAGAGAATTTGGCGGTAGTAATAGGAACAAACATGCCCATGGATGGTATGAGTCTCCTTATGCTGGCAAAGTTTGGTTAGAATCATCGTACGAATTTAAAGTTGCAAAAATATTAGATGAAAATAAAATCGAATGGAAACGCCCAAAGCATCTAAATTACATAATTGATGGCAAAAAAAAACGGTACTTTCCAGATTTTTTCTTAGTACAATATAATTTATACTTAGATCCAAAAAATGATTTTTTGATCCAAAAAGATAAGGAAAAGATAAGAACTGTTTGTAAGCAAAATAATGTGGAAGTTGTTATTTTAGACAGTACAAACTTAACATTAGAATCTATTCTAGCTCGGTTGGTGTGAGAGGTAAGCCGTCATCCTTACAAGATGAATTATGAAGGTTCGAGTCCTTCACCGAGCACCATCAACAGTGCAGCGTTTGGTGTAGTGGAAGCATTGCGCTCTGTGAAAGCGTAGGGAACGGATCGTATCCGTAACGTCTGCCCAACAATAGCCGTCTTAGCTGATGTGGTCATAGCGCCGGTCTGAAGAGCCGGTGAACCTGGTTCGATTCCAGGAGGCGGCACCACAAGGATAGTAATGACCTCTACCGCTAATAATGAAGATACAACTTCAATCTATACAGATCCAAAAGTGCAAAAATGGTTTGAGTTAGTTATAATGAAAAATGAATATTATGACTTTCTCGATGATCTAGCCTTAGATGAAAACCCACAAACCGAAAAAGGAGAATAAATTGGGGCGATATGCATCATATTCATTCTATTCATAATTTGGTTGCACATTAAGGACGTTTAATATTTAAAAATTTTTTTCATAAAAACGTAATCCTTTTTGCAGTTAAATATTATTACGAGTAACAAACGAGGAGTTTTATGAAATTACTATTTGCTGTTTTTGCCTTATTTTTTTACTGCAGTGCATTTGCTAATACTACTATTAGTGGAGCCGGTGCTACATTCCCTTTTCCTATTTACGCTAAATGGGCTGAAGAATATAGTAAGCTTACCGGTACAAAACTTAATTACCAGTCAATAGGCTCTTCTGGTGGCATTAGACAAATACGTGCCAATACCGTTGCATTCGGCGCTACAGATGCCCCGGTCCCTGGTGATGAGCTAGAAAGAGACAAAATGATTCAGTTTCCTGCTATAATTGGAGGGACAGTTCCTATTTTTAATCTAGACGGTTTTAAGAAGGGTGAACTTCGAATTACAGGTCAGGTGCTAGCTGATATTTTTCTTGGTAATATTACTAAATGGAACGATACAAAAATTGCTAGTCTTAATCCCGGCAAGACACTACCTAATACCAACATAACAGTAGTTCACCGTGCGGATGGTTCAGGTACAACATTCAACTGGACTGATTATTTAAGTTCAGTAAGTAAAGAATGGTCTGATCGTGTAGGTAAAGGAGCAGCTGTTAAATGGCCGGCCTCCTCATCTGTAGGAGGTAAGGGTAACGAAGGCGTAGCTGCTAACGTTACACGTATTAAGGGTTCTATTGGTTACGTCGAGTATGCATACGCAAAGAAAAATAACATCGCCGTTCTCGCCTTACAGAATCGTTCGGGCAACTTTGTAATGCCAGGTGATGAGACTTTTGCTGCAGCTGCTGCTGGCGCCGATTGGGCAAGTGTGCCTGGGATGGGTATATCATTAGTAGATCAACCCGGTAAAGATTCGTATCCAGTAGTTACCGCATCGTTCATTCTGATGTATATTAATCCTAAAGATAAAAATGAGTCAAAAGAAATCCTTAAGTTTTTTGACTGGGCTTTCCGTAGTGGTAAGCAGCTTGCGTTAGATTTAGAATACGTACCTCTACCCGACAAATTGACAAATGAGATACGCAATAGGGTATGGAAGCAAATTAATCATTGATCGTAGAGTAATAAATACGTTGGCAGAATACATCAATTTCTATAATAACAACATATAAAATGGAGTAAAGGATGCCAGCAACCTTAAACAACACAGGTGTACTATTTAACGATTCTAGTCAGCAAAGCACAGCATATTTAGGACATAGAATTTCATTTCATACTTCAAGTGGCAGTTTTACTCCGCCAGCTGGTGTAACGCAGTTGAAAATAACCGCAGTAGGAGGTGGTGGCGGCGGGGCCGGATGGAATGGCTTAACCAGTGGACGTTCTATGGGTGGAATGGGCGCTTGTGCGATTGCACTAGTAACAGTAACAGGTGGTACTTTATATACAGTTACCATAGGTGGTGGTGGGACTGGGGCTAATCCAAACTATGGCAGTGGCACCGGAGAAGATGGTGCCCCGGGCGGTGAAACATGGTTTGGTATAAATTCAGGTAGTAAATTAATTTCATGTACAGGTGGTACTGGTGGAACTGCTACTTTTCTATTTGGTTGTTGTTACGGGTGGCAAATTTCGACCTCGGCTAACGGAGTTGATGGCACATCCAGCACCACAGGAACACTCATTCGCAGTGGTGACGGTATAAGTGCTGGCGGTACTACAAACGGTACTATAAGTGGTGCTTGGATTGCTTGGGGTCTTTCTTATCAATTGTTTGGCGGTCGTCCAGTTTGGAACGACACTGCCAGTACACTTGCTCAAACTTGGTCACCCAGTAGTAAATACATACCCGGCAGTGGCGGTGTATATGCTGCATCTCCTTCTAGCGGTGCAGCTTCTGGTGGTATGTCCGGTTTAATGATCATTGAATATTGATAGGAGAAAAAATGACGATTCAATCATATTTGGTAATTAATACTTCTCTTAGTCCTGCTGTATGTGAAAATATTTGTGTATGGGATGGTAACACAGAAACATGGAATCCAGGTGAAAACTATACGGCAATGCCATTAGAAAGCACTACTGCATTAGTTTGGGAATATGAAAAATCTTCCAAATCATTTGTTTTAGTTGAACGCATTGGTGGTGGTAGAGTTGGTTACACTTGGGATGGCACTAAACTTACCACAAATGCCCCTATGCCAACGCAAATGCCAATATCAGCGAATACAGTAGCTGAAATTAAAAATTTCTAACGTGGTTAAACCCATCTCACCAACTAAGAGTTATACCTATAACTCAACAACTTTTAATGTTTATCATGCAAATAAAGGTGAAGGGTTACCCAAACATGACCATACATTTTCACACTTAACTTCATGTCAGTCGGGAAGTTTTTTGATACGCAAAGAGGGTAAAGAATGTGTACTCACGAAAGATAGTGATCCTATTAATCTAGTTGAAAATGAGTGGCATGAGATAGAAGCGTTAGAAGATAATACAATATTCGTCAATATATTTAAGGCATAAAATGAAAACCCTACTTTGTGCAGTGCTAATTGCATTTTCCACTTTAGTTTCTGCACAAAGTAAAGAAACCAAAGTCACATACACTGTGAATTGTTTTGACAGGGATGTTGTATTGAATCTCTTAACAAAAGAGCTAAAAGAAAAGATCGTATTCGCCGGCATTGACACACTCCATGCGAAAGAAGGTGTACTCTCTTTCATGCCACACAATAAGGACAATGAGGAATACACGATCGGACTGTTCTTGACAAAGAACAATCTTGCATGTATAATTGCATCCGGGTCAGGTAATTTCCTGAAATAAATAATTTTATTGCTGTATGAAGTAGAGAGAAAAGTGCTCCGGACGGCGGTTCGATTCCGCCCAGGTCCACCAGTAAGCATATTTGTCGGTGCCCTGTGGTAGTCAATCCACAAAAGACTCAGAGGGAAGGTTATCCTCTAAAGTATGCTTACTAATGGGCCTGACCAGGTTTCGACGGGGCAAAGAGTAACGAAATGGACAGCACGGGAATGTGAAACCCGTAGGATTGGGACAACCCAGTCGAAGAAGCAAGCCAATAAACGCAAACGATGAGCGTTTCCTAGCTGCAGCCTAAACCTGCAGCATGAGTTTTTCCGGTTGAACTTGGAAACAGAATCAACCGGTTATTTTTTTCTGGAGATTACATGGGAACAGTTGTAAATCAAAAGGTTGTATCTTACAATTACATCGATGAGGAATATTCTCATCGATGGGATAACATTCTCGGAAGAGACTTATCGCAAAACGAAAAGCGAAGACTTCTTGAAGGTGATAAAGATCACAACAATGGTACTCAACTGCTAACTGAAAATGACAACATGCATCGAAAACAAACCTAATTCTCTTCTTATAGAAGATCTTAAACAAAAAAATCTGTGGCCATTTCCTGATCCTGATAGGTTAAAGGTAGACGAAAAATCTTTTTACACCTTTAAGAAAGAAACCGATAAAGAGTGGCTTAAAGATATTGAGGACGCGGTGTTTTAATTATGAAAAAAATTAATTTTGACGAAGTCAAACACTTCATTTCTAAGCAAGGTCCTAATACAAAAATTTATATTGGTGCAGATTCCGAACGTGTAACGAAAGGTAATGATGAGCATTTTGCTGAATTCTACCTCGTAGTTGTGGTGCACATTGACGGAAGACATGGTTGTAAGATCTTCGGTGAAGTGCAGGTCGAAAGAGATTATGACAATAAAATTAGCAAGCCATCAACGCGCCTTATGACTGAAGTGTATAAGGTAGCCGAACTTTATTTGAAACTTGCTGATGTACTTGAAGACAGGGAAGTAGAAGTTCACCTTGACATTAATCCTGATGAAAAGTACAATAGTAGTATTGTTGTGCAGCAAGCCATTGGCTACATTAAGGGCGTTTGCAACGTTGAACCAAGAGTCAAACCTCAAGCGTTTGCTGCATCGTATGCTGCCGATAGATTGAAAAGTCTAAATCTATCGTCAGTTGCAGCATAATGAAACCCGGCATTAGCCGGGTTTCTCATAAATATAGTATCTCTTTTATAAGGAGTACTATGAGACTAACTAAGAAGAAGAGAGAAGAATTGCTTGACATGATAGACTCACAGACGTTTTATGGAGTCCCGTTAGGTGATATTTCTGTAGACATAATTGATGAAGTTGACGAGCAAGACGTTCGTGATCTCTACATCGTGGCGTATATGCTGGGTTGTGAAGTTAAAGATAGAGAATCGTTTGACCACTTTCCTTACGAAGCCAATGAATATCTAAAAAAATTTAGAGTCTGATTGAGCTTTTTAAAAAGCAGTATACAATGACATTTCATTAACTACACATTTTGCTATGAACAAATTTGAACAAGTAAGAGAAATCGTAAAAAACTTTCAAGGGTCTAAAAAAGATCTCCTTGATAAAATCTGTAGTGATCTGCAGATTACACGCCCTAATGCATCTGTGTACCTCTATAAAATTTCTAAGCAGCAAGATAAGGTAGAGAATGTACCTGTATCTCAGCCTGTCAAGAAAGAAAAGGTACCAGAAAAACCAATTGTAAGAATTGATCGTCCGTATGCAGGTTCTCAAATTCTGGAATACATGAATGAAATGGATAACCGAGTGAACAATGGCTACTCCACTATGTCGATTCAAGAGTACTTTGAGTTGAAAAAAAACTTGGAAGTTCTTCTCTGAACAGTGGATTTTGTTGACGAAAACGTTATAATAGACTTGTCAACTTAACAAGGAGTAAAAAATGGCACATTTGGTTGAAACGATGGCGTACGCAGGTGAAGTTCCGTGGCATGGTCTTGGTAATTCTGTGCCTTCAGATCTCTCACCTAAGCAGATGCTCGAGGCTGCTGAGATTGATTGGACCGTAGAAAAGATTCCTGCGTTTATTGAGATTGACGGTGTTCGTAAGAGCGTTGGTCATTCAGCTCTTGTTCGCTCTACCGATAACAGTATTCTCGATATTGTAACTAACGACTGGCATCCAATGCAGAATGCCGATGCTTTTGAATTTTTTCATGAGTATTGCGCGGTCGGCGACATGCAGATGCATACGGCTGGTAGTCTTCGTGGCGGTCAAATCGTATGGTGTCTTGCAAAAGTCAACGAGTCATTTGATCTGTTCGGTGGCGATCAGGTAGATTCTTTTCTTCTTTTTACCAACCCGCATCGTTTCGGTCAATCAATTGACGTTCGATTTACTCCTATTCGGGTGGTGTGTAATAATACACTGACTCTGTCTTTGAGTATGTCTAGCGATCGAGTGATTAAGGCCAATCACCGTAGCGAATTCGACGCCAAGCACGTGAAGGAGCAGCTTGGTATTGCTACTGATAAGCTCCAGAGATACAAGGAAATGGCTCAGTTCCTCGGTAGCAAGCGCTACAACGATAGTACTCTTAAGGAATACTTTACTCGAATCTTTCCTTCTCTTTCAACAAAAGAAGAACAAGAAGAGTCCACTATGTCACGCAATGCTCGTCTTGCAATGGGCGTCGTTGAGAGTCAGCCTGGTGCTAAATTTGCTGAAGGCTCTTGGTGGCAGGCATTTAATGCAGTGACGTACCTTACCGATCATAAAATCGGTCGTACAGTAGACTCCAGGCTTGCGTCAGCTTGGTACGGGCCTAACAAGAACCTTAAGGTCAAGGCACTTGAAACAGCTGTAGAGTTCGCCGAAGCTGCGTGAAAAAGAGGGCATGTGCCCTCTTTTTAGTTAATAAATACCGATCCCTTAAGGACTTTTATGAATAAACTTCTAGCCACACTACTTCTTTTACCCTGCATAGCACTAGCTCAATCACGAGCGCCTGAACGTCCAATGACGCTAACAATGCAATGTTTCGATAGGGATATTGTTATTAAAGAATTAATTCAAACGCATAAAGAAAAAATTGTATTTACAGGTAACAACGAGGAAAAGCTCCAAGGTAGTTCTTCGTTTGTGACATATAATGCAGAAAAAGAATCGTTTACAGTAGGTATTTTTGTTCCTGCAAAAAACATTATTTGTATTGTAAGTACTGGATATGGCGCACTTACACCTTAACAGATCTAGAATTTACTTTGCTTTTAAATGGGCAGTTTGCTGTGCTATTTTTAGCATAACAGCTTTCTTGACCGTTAATATCATCCCTCAAAAACCTCGGTATAGTGACGAGGATGTCGAGTGGCTAGTGCGTAATATTTACTTCGAAGCACGTAATCAATCAGTTACCGGTCAACTAGCCGTGCTAATGGTGACTCTTAATCGCATGCAAAGTGGATATTTTCCAAGCACTGTTAGAGGGGTAGTTACTCAGGGCGGGGCTAAGGTTAAACATAAATGCCAATTTTCCTGGTACTGTGATGGTAAACCTGATGTTATTACCGATCGTAAATCGTACGAAAGTATTAAATCATTAGTGTTGCAAGTGCTGCCAGTTGCCCATACAATCCATGATGTTACAGGAGGAGCATTATTCTACCATGCTACCTATGTTCGCCCTTTATGGGCTAAACAAAAAGAGCTTACCGCTAAAATTGAAAAACACATATTCTACAAATAAATTATGGACTTAGAAGAAACTTTTCTTAGAACACCTACTGACTTTATGATTGAAGTCGATAAGATAGCCGAAGACCAAAGGCTATCTTATATCGATGCCGTTATTTTCTTTTGTGAGAAGAACGGCATCGAAATCGAAACAGCAGCTGTACTTATTAAGAGCAGTGCTAAAATGAAGGCAAAAGTTCAACTGGACGCCGAAGAACAAAATTATTTACCTAAGACTAGGAGATTACCTCTATGAATACATTACCTGTCCACCTAGGTGGTCATGAAAATATGACGCATATTGACGTTGGTGCTTTAGATTTGCTAATGCAGAGGTACGATGTTAAATCTATGTTAGATATCGGATGCGGGCCTGGCGGCATGGTTCGACAAGCCCATCTTAAGGGACTTGATGTGTTAGGTGTGGATGGAGACTTTACAGTTTATAGACCTAAGATGATTGAACCTATGATTAGGATTCATGATTTCGTTACTGGTCCCTTTTTACCCGGGCGAAACTTTGATCTGTGTTGGTCTGTAGAATTCGTTGAGCATGTAGAAGAGTGCTTTATGGATAACTTTATTGAATCTATGAAGTTTTGTAAGTACGTTCTTATGACCCATGCACTTCCTAATCAACCGGGGTGGCATCACGTTAACTGTCAGACTTATGACTATTGGGTCGATGTAATGGAAAAGCGTGGATTTAAATTTGATCCTACAGGTACAATTGCACTCAGAGCCGCATCAACAATGAATGAGCGTTATGTACGACTACAAAGCCTTTTCTTCGTAAATGGAAGCATTCGAAGCGTATAAGATATACGTAGCAATAAAGAATCACTTTACTTCAAAAACATACGATTACTTTAAGTACGGTGGCAAAACTAAAGCAGCAAGATCTACGTTTGAAAAAAGAAATGACAAGTACTTTTTCCATAAACTTTCTAAGAAGAAAGACATCGTAGAATTTCTTGCTGCTAACTTTGCTTACGGTAACCAGGTATCATGGGTAGGTGATTTTATTAATACTGAGATATCTGAACAAAGATATCTTAAATTTATACGAACAAAAGAATCGTTGAGTTATATCTTTTCTCAAGATTTAGATAGACTAGATTTTGAGTTCGATAGTAACTTTCAATGTGTAGATGGGCAGCATCCTCCGCTTCTTAGACTATATTTGCAAGGTACGATATCGATAGAGACACTAATTATTCTTGACGATCTTTTATCATTCTCACATAAGTGGACAAGGAGGATAGAGGAAAAAGTCATTTGGCCGCAGGTTAGTCATCTGTGTAAAAAATTTAGACCTTTTATGGCTTATGATAAGGAGAAGATGAAGAAGTTAGTTTTGGAGAAATTCAGGTAATCAGCCATAATAAATACTACTGTACATTATGTGCAGTGTGGACAAGAAGCAATAAAATCATACAACGTATATAAAGGAAATACTATGTCAACAACAGACTTTTCGCAACTTAAGAAGACCCGTCAGTCTAATTTCGATAAGCTGACGACCGAGCTCTCCAAGCTCAATGCACCTCAGGGCGGAGGCGAGGACAATCGCTTTTGGCGTCCGGATGTGGATAAGGCTGGTAACGGTTATGCCGTCATCCGCTTTCTACCTGCACCAGCCGGCGAAGATATCCCGTTTGTTCGTATTTGGGATCACGGCTTTCAAGGCCCAGGTGGGTGGTATATCGAGAAATCTCTCACTACTCTTGGACAGAAAGACCCTGTTTCCGAGTACAATACCCAGCTCTGGAACAACGGCACTGAGAGTGGCAAGGAGCAAGTGCGTAAGCAAAAGCGCCGACTTACGTATGTTAGTAACGTTTACGTTATTAAGGATACTGCAAATCCTCAGAACGAGGGTAAGGTGTTCTTGTTTAAGTACGGTAAGAAGATCTGGGACAAGCTTAGTCTTGCCATGAATCCAGAGTTTGAAGATGAAGCTCCGCTGAATCCGTTCGATCTCTGGGAGGGTGCTAACTTTAAGGTTAAGATTCGCAACGTCGAAGGCTATCGTAATTACGATAAGTCTGAGTTCGATAAGCGTGCCCCGCTTTTTGATGATGATGGTGAGATGGAAGCAGTCTGGAAGTCTGAGCATAAGCTCTCAGAATTCATTGATCCTTCCAACTTCAAATCGTACGATGAGCTTAAGGAAAAGCTCTATCGCGTTCTTGGTCTGGCAGGTAATCAGGCGAAAGCCAATACTCGTGCAGAATCTTCAGCACCGTGGGATGAAGAAGTTCAATCACCTAAGAACTTGAAGAGTGCAGCTCCTGCTACTGCACCTCAAACATCGTCTGATCTAGATGACGATGACGATAGCATGGACTTCTTTAAGAAGCTTGCTGCAGAAGATTAAGTCATAGAAGGTTCGTAAAAAAGAGACATACTTAACTCTGGACTACCGAATACCGGTGACGGTATTCTAGGTTTAGAGTTGGGTTGTGACTTAGGTGCACCGGCCGTAGTTGCCGGTGCCGTCATATTCGTTACAGTAGTCTGTCCTGCAGGTGTATTCTTCATATCATTGTTCGTTACACTTTGTGTAGCAATAGCCGTACCAATTGACGGAGTTGCAACTGCTGCCGGTGCTATTGATTTAGTATTATTAGTTGATGTATTACTTGAGGTATTTGAAGTGTTACTAGCCGGTGCAGGTGCAGCAGGTGCAGCAGGCTGCTGTCTGGATTTCAATATCTGTCTTGCATAATTCTGTCTCTCCTGTAATGGACCCTTTGATACTTCGTATTTGTCTCTAAATATCTGAGCGGCTTCATTACTATCTTTAGAATCTTGAAGTTGTTTCTTAATACCTTTAAACCTAGAAACATTATCTAATTCGTGTTCAATGTAATTTAATTGTTCTTCTAACGTAGTCTGTTTAGGATCTTTATTATACAGCTTGCCTAGCCCATCCAAGCGATCCATTCGCCACTGAGCTATTCCATAAGCCTTCTCATCTTCATTAAATGCTTTAACATTTAAGTTTCTGCCGCTTTCAGCCATTAGATTACCTACAATACCAGCAGCCTGTTCTGGTGAATACCCCTTACCGGTAAAAAAGTTAAATGCAGTTTGAGCATTAGGAGATATCGTAGAATTAAACTCAGTACTACCTCCTTCCGTAGGTGCCTGCGTCTCTTCATCATCACCAGTAATAGACATTGCTTCTTTGACCCATTCCTTAATAGATTCAAAGTAACTTTTATCTTCTTCAGACAACTCTGACGCTGCAGAAGCACCAGCTATTGCCGCTATTACCCCGGCCAGCATACCTGCCCTACCACCACCTCTACCTGACGGGGCTCTACCACCACCAGGAACCGTAGTAGTTGGTCCTCTTCTCATACATAACAAGCTCAATCCAACCAACATACCCAGCTCGGATATTAAGTCTTTAAGAGGGTCAAAAAAGTTAGTAAGTGAATCAAAGAACCCTTTAACCATGGTTACTGATTCTTCAAATTTTCTAACTGCATACTTAATTAGGTCAAACTCCATAAGGAAGTTTGTTGCGTAATCCTTTAATTTTTTTTTAATTTCTTCTGGTATAAGCAAGCCCATTAAACCGATTAATGCTGCACCTAGTAAAGCTTTGCCTACTCCTGATAGTAATGCTTTCTTTAAGGGTTCCCTCTCAGTTTCTCCTTCGCCGGACCGACCTGCCTCTCTCATTGCTTCAAGATCACTGTATCGCTGCTTGTTAATCAATGCGTCATTAGTTCTCATAAACTGTCTCAATGCATTGAATATGCTACCAAGTGTGACAGCTATTCTATTCATTGATACAGAGATGCGTACCAAGGATTCGTATTCTGCTCTATCACCCCTTTGAATAGTAGCACCCATACTTCTAATAAGAGGCATGCTGCTTATAGATCTTACGGCTATGTCTCTAACTTCTTCTTTATTATTCATGCGAATGCCTGATTAAAAACTATTACTGGCTTAGTTATAATTACTACTTCCGTATCGCGAGGGCGAGATGTTGTTCTTGCTAAATTAATGTCGGTTGAAAAATTATTAAGCCTTAACGACGTTTCATCTGGTGCTACTTGATAAGGCTGTATAGGTTCATAATCATAACTATCAAATTGATATCTATAGTCCTTACCTGATTCATACATATCTATTAGATTAGACCCGGCCCATCCCACAAAACTTGCAACCGAAGCGATAAGCCCTATTCCTGTAAGTATAGGTCCTAGTACGGGAGCAGCTATAATGCTACCTACTCCAAGTAGTATAGCACCCATACCAGCTAAGGCCGTAGTCACTGCTTCTTTAGTTTTTCCTTGTTCGTATAATTTATATGCAAGATAAAGATCGTAAGCCCCTACTATAAGATTAATAATAGGAATAAATCTAGAAATTTTATGAAGTATATTACCCAGTGTAGATAGCCCTGGCCCTCCAGGTGCTCCAGGCTTTAAAGTTTCTCTTATTATTTTTGCATCTTCAATATCAGCGGGGTTACTTATTCTTCCTGTTTGACTAGGAGTAGGAGCTGGTTGCGGTAACGCCGGTCTGCTAGGAGTAGGCTGGTACGAGGTGCCAGCAGGTGCAGGTAAAGCCGGCCTATTCATACCAGGTAGCGACGGTGGTACTGGCGGCGGTATTCTTATCCCGCCGGACGGCCTAGAAGGAGGAGGTAGGAGTTGATAAGGTGATGCTACAGGAGGTACCGGTCTAGGTGCAGTTGGTCCGGGAGCCGGTCTGGGTGTTTGTGTAGTTCGACCAGGCTCCGGAACATCCGGCATAGGTAGTCCCATACCGCAATTTCTAATTAGCAACTTTAAGGCAAACTTAATTATTTTACCTAAGGTTATAAGCAGCTTAAAGAACTTTATTACTTTACTTATTACTTTATACCCTAAGTAAAGTTTAAGTAAATCGTCAAGTGACCCTATAGCCCATTTAATAAGCTTTAATGCTTCATCCGTTACACCAAATGCCTTTAATAACTCAGAAAAATACGAGCTAAGATTCTTCTTAATCTCATCGTCTATAAGCAGGGAAATTAAAGGGATTACCAGCAATAATCCCTTTAACAAACTACTGACCTTGAACCCTGACCTAGCCTTTTCTATTAGTTTTTTTCCTATAGAAACATCTGTAGTAGTTTTAGGTTTGTCAAGCTTACCTACTTGTATCTGCTTAAATAGCTCAGTAAAAAGAAATTTAATTCTTTTGGCATTAAATAATGCAATTTTGGCGCTTGATTCTATATTTTTAAGAGTCTTTAACTTAAGTCTATCTTGTACAGGATTTATTAACCCTATAGATTTAAGAAAGCTGGAAGTCACATTTTTGCGATCGTCACCAGCTTTTTGATTCTGCTTGTTATTTTCAGCCATTTTTAGTTATTTTTTCTTTTTCTGTCTGCAGATACTCCATTAACATCTCTACATATAAATCCCTCTCAAAAGGTATCATTTCTTCAATTTCAGTAACTGACCATTTGTGATGCTGAGCCAGGGCAAATACTACTTGGTAGTAGTTTGCTAGAGAATTATGACTCAGCCCAGCGTAAAAAAATCGCTCAGAGTATTAAGTTCTAACTTCTTTACTTCTCCGGTCTTAGTCTTGTATTCAGCCGCATAATGTAAGCGGGGCATTCCTTCGAAGAATTGCTGAACATTTTGTAGAGTTTTGACGTCCAGTTCCGATATAAACTCTTCGACCTCCTCCACCGTGTAGTCCCCTGCACTATAAATTTTATCTTTGTCGTATATACTGTCTACACAGTGCTTAAGAATGGAGAAGAACATTTCAGTTTCATCACTGACGTCTTTAATATCATAAACTATATTAGCGTTAGGATACTTAAGAATCATCCCGGTAGTGCTATTAATAGGAATCTTCTTATCTTTTTTGTTTAGGTTTATTACTTCAATCTTATCGATATCAATATTAATGTCGTACTTCTCTCCATCATCGGGATCAATGTATTTTAGCTCGATGATGTTGTTTACTGATTTGGCCCTTAACTTGACGAAGATGTACTCAAGATCAAAGGTAGCTAAACTGTCTACGTTAATATCTTCTAGCACGCAGTTATTAATTACTTGTTTGATAGCTAACACCACGTCTTTAGGGTCTTTGCTGTTTTGAGCAACAAGCAGAACCTTTTCATCTTTCACTAAGAAAGATCTAAACTTTACTTCCTTATCCAGGGAAGGAATAGTAATATTAAAAATTGGATAACTGATTTTTGGTAAAGCCATAATAACCTCTATTGTTTATAGATTTTTTGCAATCCAGATACTGCACTTGTTGATGCATTTACGATGTTAAGAACATCTCCAACGCTGGTTGGTCGTTTAATAGTAGCAAGTAAGTTTAAAGCTGATGCAGCTGCTACCAACTTTTCAAATAGACCAGGTGGTCTATTTGATGATGCTTCGTTAGAAACATCGAGCACTTCAGAAGTCCAGCTCGTATAAGAAAATGAAACCGGTAGTGTTACGAAGTCATCAGTTGCACCCCAATTAAGAGAAACATCCCCCATGAATAATGGAAAGGCATTGAATAACTTAACTTTGTATATCTGCTGTAATTTATCGTTATAGATGTAAATTTCTATATCTGTAACATAATTATTTCTGTATTCAACTTCATATGGTTCTTGATATGCAAATCCTTCGGGATTAGTTACTAACCGGTCAAACCTAACTATACCATCAATCCATTCTTTAAAAAATTGATGAATAATACCTCTACTATCTACTAAAAATGATAAATTTAAATCGACGAAGGTGACCGAATAAGGACGTTTTTCTACTGGTCCTACACCATGCCTTCTCACCTCACTTGTCGAAACTGATACTCCTGGCATGTTGCCGGCCAAGCATACAAATGGTAATATAAATCTTGCTTTATCGTGTGATTTTTGCCTTCCCGTCTCACCCGTATTAAAAAGTAAAGGTATACTAAACTGTACTAGGAATCTATTGCTTCTAAGAATACCTTCTTTAATAAAATGTGAGCGGAACGCACTTAAGGATCCTGTCGGTCCAGGTTCCGGTGCCGAGGGCTTTTTACCGGCTAGTTTATCTAGTATGCCTTTAACTTGTAGTAGGCCGCTTGCAGCAGTTTGAGCACCTCCTACTAATACTCCTATATCAGCCATTTCTATCCTTTAGTTATTAGTTTTCTACTATCTCGATAAACACTGGCTGTTGAAGCCTTCTGGAAGCGCTGCAGTGGTAAAAACAACGCCACATCCCATTCTTTAGCATCAATGTATATTACTCTAGAATCTACATGATTATATAGATAGTGCTTTACACATGGCTTAAAGTATTTAAATTTAGACGCTTTATTAAGTATTTCATACGATATTTTAAGTCTTGTACTTGAGTCCATGGCATCATTATTAACCGTATCATATAATGCATCCATTAATTTAGCCCTGTATGGTAGCGGCAGGTAATGCATATTAATGCCTAATACCCCGTTACTCATTCCTTGTATAGGAAAAACAAGCGGAAATTTATCGTAGTATGGTAACTCTTCTTTATACTTAGGGTTGTATGAAAATAAAAACATTTGACCTACAGATCCTAGAGACGCAGCACGAGTACTACTTGCATTAATAATAGTCATAGGATTACGTCTAAGGGATGACGCTTTATTTCTAAGCCAAGTTCTTGCTGCCTCGGTATTTTTTTCCATAGAGGCGGTCTGAATAGCTTTTTGTAAGTAATTGCCAAAGATTGTTTCCATTACTTTATACCTAATTCATCTTCTGTCATCACTAAGAATTTCCACATCCTATCGGCGCAATAAGCACGGGCAGCTTTCCATTTAGCCTCGTTAATTCCATAGGTAACTGCTTCTCTAATATATTTTTTATCTGGCTTGCTTTTTTTCATCACTGGTGGTATTGATTGTGATTTCGGTTTAACCTCTATGACTAGTGTTTCTGTTTTATTTCCATCTACCTTCTTAGTAATTTTAAAATCTGGAAAGTACCGATGTATTTTATTGTCAATAGGTGAACGATAAGGAATAAAAAATTCCTCGCTTTCCCACATAAGTATATCTGGGTGCCTATCTAAATAGTCCATAAGTTTAAGTTCCCATGAACTACGGTAAATAATGCAAGTCGGGTCACCCTTGTACTTACGTGGGTTCTTAGGTTTAAAAAATCCCTTGTATGTCATACACTATAAATAAACAATTATAACTAAAGGTATTTATGGCTACATCTATAGGAAGTCAAATAAGAGGATATGCGGGCAAGGCAAGTGATAGCTTAACGCTAGTCACTCAAGGACTAGGTCTAGAAAGTAAAACGGTTAAGCCTAATCAGCCTAGACCGATACCCGCGTTTAATTACGTGCAGCCTAAATCACCTGAGGAAACTTCCGGTGTATCTACCAGAGATCCAAAATTCATAAGCTTTCCTTCTGATATTGATAATGTAAGTTATTTTATTACCTTTACTTTCTCAGAAAAGAATTATCACAACGCAAACTTTGCACAGGTTGAAGGTAACGACATAACATATAGAATACGTTTACCGATGCCTAGTACTTTAATTGACTCTTTTAAGACTAATTATCAAGGCACATCATTAGGAACATTATTTGGGTATGGGTTACAGACTGGTATACCTAATGATATATACAGAATTTTAACTGAGAGTACGATTAATGAAAGCCAGGCTAAGTTAAAGATAATAGTAGATAATGCAAGAAACAGAGCTGCACAAGCTAAAGAAGACTTTAGCGGTCCAGACTCTGTTGCTTTATCTGCTATAAGATATGCACTATCTAACGTTAGTCAAGATACTGCACGAGCAGTTGATTACATTACAGGTACTACTTTAAATCCGTTTCAATCTTTATTTTTTGAGGGTACTGAATTAAGAAGTCATAACTTTTCTTTTAAGCTATCACCTAACTCCTTTGAGGAATCGGTAAAATTACGACGCATAGTAAACATATTTAAAACTAGAATGCTTCCTACATCAGCCGGACAGGGTCTTTTATTAAAATATCCTGATAGCTGCATTATAGAACTATCTACTAGAGTAGATTCTTATTCTTTATATACTATGTACCGAAGTGTATTAAGCGGTATTTCGGTTAATTATGCACCTAATAACGTACCTGTATTCTTTAAAAATGGCTTTGAGCCGGTAGAAGTAGCACTAGATCTTAATTTCTCGGAAGTTAGACCAGTAACTCGAGAAGATGTAGTTAAAACGCTAAGCAATAAAGAACAATTACTATAATGTTTACATTCCTAGGTAGATTCCCTGAAGTAACTTACAACGGTTACAATGTAAATAATATTTTAGTTAAGATAGCAATTAATAATCTTACTAAAAAATATACAACAGTCTTTTATCCATATGTAATTAAAGAGGGTGAAAGACCGGATATCATTGCTGCTGACTATTATGGTGATGCAAGGTATGACTGGTTAGTTTACCTATGCAATAACATTACGGATCCTTACTATCAATGGCCGTTAAGTACTAACGAATTTAATAGCTTTATTAATAAAAAATATGGTTCGTTTGAGAATGCAAATCGTCAAATAGCTTTCTGGCGTAACAATTGGTATAAGGACGACAGTATCATTACGTCATCGTACTATGATGCATTACCTGCTTATGCTAAAAAATATTGGGCGCCGTCGGATAGTGGTAGCACTACTGCTACCAGCTACGTGCGTAAAAATGTAGATTTTTCAGTCGAAACTAACAAAATACTTTCGCTTGCCGTTAGTAACAACACACCGATAGTAGCAGGTGATAATATTTACCAGTATTCCGCAGGAACTTTGTCCGGTAGCGGTAGAGTAATGGATAGTAGTAAGAACACCCTTACCGTCAAAGACGTTATAGGTACGTTTATTGCTAATACGGTTTACACTTTATCTAACACGGCTAATACTACTGCAACCTCCTCGAATACCTTGTACACATCGATAGATAGTAATGAAGCTGTATATTGGGAATATGTTACTAGTTATGAATATGAAGAGGAATTAAACGAAAGCAGAAAACATATTCTTATATTAGATAAGGCATTTTTAGGCGTTATAGAAAGTCAACTTGATCAGCTATTATGAGCGACAGTAAAAATATATCGTTACAAAGTGCTGAGGTAGTTGCTATAAAACTAACTAATGCATCTAGAACTCACGTGGATCTAGATATTAGAGCGTTGGTACATAACGTAGAAATTTTTGAAGATATTGATTACCCTTTAATTAGAGCGCAAATTACCCTGCTAGATTCTATAAATTTAATTAATACTATACCTATAAAGGGTGAAGAAGTAGTAGAGATAGAATTTAGATCATTACACATTGACACATTAAGTAAATATAAGTTTGCTATTTACAGTATGAACGGAATACAAACGTTCGGTTTAAATAACGGTATTGTATATACATTAAATGGAGTTAGTGTAGAGTTTATTAATAATGGATATCGAATAGACCGACATTACAAAGATATTAGTAATGCTATTGTAGAAAATATTCTAACTAATGACTTAGAGACTAGTAAACCTATTTACAACAGAAGTCTAGCTCAAGGACTTCAGGATATAGTTATACCTAATTTATCACCATTTGCTGCTATAGACTTTATACGTCAAAGATCGGTAGATAATTTAACACCGTTTTTATTCTATGAAAATAGAGAAGGATTTAATTTTAAGTCACTCCGTCATTTAATTAATAATTATGAAGACATAGATAAAGATATTTTAATTAATCCTTATGTTTATACAGCCCAGCAGCTGACTCAAGACAAAGACGGGCAAAGATATTTCGGCTTATTAAATTTAGAATACATATCAAGATTTAACACGGCGGCTCAGATTAGCTCGGGTGGATTTGCAAGTACTACTAACTCGTTCGATCTTAAAACTAAAGAAAAAAATAAGACTAGAATTTTAAATGATCAAGGATACTCAACTAATTTTAGCAGCAATCAAAATAAGCAAAATAAAAGTTACTATTCATATTTTATGGCTAAGGATTCTAGTAAGCCTAATGATTTTAGAATAGAAAATAACGACAAAATTAAAATGAATTTAATTAAATTTAATCAGTTCGTAGTAAGATGTGTAATGTATGGTAATAACTTGCTTAGTGTAGGTAGGTTTATTAAGATACAGGCTCCTGGATGGGACTTGAATAGATCGGATAACAAGGATATAGATTCACCATTTATTATCACTAAATTAAGACACAGTCTAAAGCTATATCCTCATACAGAATATACGGTTACTACGGACTGTCATAAACTGGTAAAACTATAATGAATAATATTGGAGCTCAAGGCTTTAGATGGTTTATTGCACGTGTAGAGGATATTAATGATCCTGAAAGGACCGGGCGTGTAAGAATTAGAGTTATAAGCTTACATTCGGAAAATAAAGCCCAGCTCCCTACAGACCGCTTACCGTGGGCAAGAATATTAATGCATCCAACTAGCGCTTCATTTGACACTGTAGGATTATCTCCTACAGGTATTGAAAAAGGAAGTACGGTGGTAGGATTCTTTATGGACGGTCACGAATGCAACTTACCTGTCATTATGGGTACCCTATATGGTAATGATCTACCTGTAGAAACTATAGGCAACGACATTTCAAATAGAAAAGATAATTTGTTACCTAATGAGCCTGAACCATCGATCACTCGTACTGTATATCCTAATAATAAAGTTTTAAAAACTAAATCAGGGCATTTAATAGAGATAGATGATACGCCAAATAATGAGAGAATTAATTTATATCATAAAAGCGGTACATATGTCGAGATAACTAGTGATGGTAGACTCGTAATTAAGTCTATAGGTGATGTAATAGATCTAACTGCAAAAAATAAGATCGAGTATATTAAAGGTGACTATACACTAAAGGTAGATGGAAATATATCTATTGATGGGGCGTCGGTAACTATATGTCAAGGTACTCAGTTTGCCGCCCGCATTGGAGATGATGTGGACTTAATTACCGGTAAGATAATTTCAGGGTCAGGTAAGGTAAAGATAGGATAAGAAATGGCAGTAGTAAGACGCTCACAATTTAAATCTCCTAAAGATATTAAACCTGTATATTATTCAGATATTAATTCATTGATGCAGGCCCATCCTAACACCCGGGACATATCTGTTACTGAAAATGAAGATTCAGTTAAAAATGCTATTCGTAATATACTACTGACTAGAAAGGGAGAAAGATTTTTTAACCCGTCTTTTGGATCAGGTATATACAGCATTCTGTTTGAAAATATGTCGTCCGCTTCAGAGAGTGATTTAAGGACTCTGGTAAATAATGCTTTAGAAAATTACGAACCAAGAGCACAAGTTTTAAAGTTAGAAGTTTCGCCGTACCCAGATGAAAATGGCTATGTTATTACTTTGGTTTTCAGTGTAATAAATAGATCTGAGCCTGTAGTTATGAACATACTTCTAGATAGGATCAGATAATGGCTAACACCAGTATAGACCTAGCCGGTCTAGATTTTAATCAGATTAAAGATAATCTTAAGAGCTATTTAAAGCGCTCGGATTCACCTTTTAAGGATGTAGATTTTGAAGGCTCTAACATTAGTAGTTTTATCGATGTTCTAGCGTATAACACCTACCTTAATAACTTCTACCTTAACATGGTAGCAAGTGAGATGTTCTTAGATACCGCCCAGCTTAAAGACAGCGTTGTATCCCATGCTAAGGAATTGAACTACGTCCCGCGCTCTTATACGTCAGCTCAGGCTCAGGTAACGTTTAATATCACTCCTTCCTCATCTCTTTCATCCTTAGTGATACCTAAAGGAACATCATTCTCTACGAGAATAGGATCAAATAACTTTACCTTTAGTACTCAAGAATTACAAGTCGTTAATGCTAATACCGATGGTAAGTTTTACGTAAACACGGCTATTTACGAAGGAAGTTACATAAGTGAATCGTTTGTATTTACCCCGGCTAATACAGCTCAAAGATTAATTCTTTCAAATCCTACTATCGATACGTCAAGTCTATCGGTTGTAGTATATGAAAATAACGGTGCTAATTCCTTCATTTATACTAGAGTATCATCATTCTTAGGTGTAGAAGCAAATTCACAGGTGTACTTCTTACAGGCCGCTGAGAATGAGCAGTATGAGATTTTATTCGGAGATAATGTCATTGGTAGAAAGCCCGCCGCTGGTGCCGTGATAGCTGCTGAATACAGGGTATGCTCAGGCACAGAACCTAATGGTTCTAGAACTTTTGATATAGACGGTTCTATTAGCGGGCAAAGTAATATTTCAATTATTACTACTGTAAATGCAGCCACCGGTGGTAGTGTGAGTGAAGATATTAAGTCTATTAAATTTAACGCCACTAAACATTATCAAAATCAAGAGCGTGCAGTTACTGTTGATGATTATGAGAGCTTAATGCTTAGAAACTTTAGCGACGTTAACGCAGTTTCAGCTTTTGGAGGGGAAGACTATGACCCTCCGGTTTACGGAAAAGTTTTTGTTTCTGTAGATATGAAGGCCGGTGAAACCGCCTCTACTGCAGACAAGCAAAGATTTTATGCGTTTTTAAAGCCTAGAAGTCCAGTTTCTATTGACCCGGTGTTCGTTGATCCTAAGTACTTGTATACTGAGGTTTATGCTAACGTAAGATATAACACCAACGTAACTACTCTCAAGCAAAACGACATTAAGACGCTCGTTGCAGGTGTTGTGAGTACCTACAATGAGAGTAACTTAGATGGATTCAAAAAGACCTTAAGGTACAGTAAATTAGTAGAAGATGTTAATTCTGCACACTCTTCCATCGTTAGCTGTGATCTGTACGTATCGCCCTTTAAGATTATATCACCAATATCTGGTGAAGTATTTAAAGAAGTATTAGAATTTGGAATGCCTTTGACTACGTCTTATACAATCTCTTACGATGATATAGTAAGGGCTCAAATACCGGCAGTTAGAACTACAGTATTAGAGAAAGATGGTAAATCATGTTATGTGAAAGATGACGGTAACGGTGTTTTAGGACTGTATACTATTGAAGGGGTAGAAAGTGAAACTTTACTTGCTGTAGTTGGAACGGTAGATTATGCATCCGGTAAAGTAAGCTTTACTAATCTTAATATTGATAGTTATACTCCTGCATCCGGCACTCATGCTCACGTCTATGTAGTACCAGTAGAAAAGGATATTACAGCGTTTAAAAATCAAATTCTTACCATCAGAGATCCCGACATTCAAGTCGATGTAATATCGCTTAAGATATGACTCAATTAGACTCATTTATTTCCCCGTTAGTTAAAGAACAATTTCCTGACTTTTATCAGGAAGATGGACCACTCTTTATTCTCTTTGCTGAAGAATATTATAAGTGGCTTGAAACTTATAATGAAGTTATAGACGGTGAAAATGTCGCTGGTAAGTCAGTATATCAAACTCGAAATCTATTAAATTATAGAGATATTGACAGGACCGTAGATGAGTTTATAGTTTATTTTAAGGAAAAATATCTTAAAGGTGTAGATATTAATGTATTAACTAATAAGAGATTATTGGTCAAGTCCGCATTAGATCTATTCAGATCTAAAGGTACAGAACGATCTATTGATTTACTATTTAAGTTGGTTTTTGGTACTAAGGTAGAAGTATTTACTCCTGGTGATCATGTATTAAAGCTTTCTGATGGTAAATGGTTGGTACCTGTTTATCTTGAACTGACCAGAACGGAAAAAACAAAGTCATTCGTTGGTAAATTAGTTACTGGTAGTCAATCCGGTGCTACAGCGGTTGTTGAGTATTTAATTACTAGAAATATTAAAGGTAACTTAATCGATATCATTTACATTAGTAACTTGACAGGTAACTTCGAGAAAGACGATATCATTAATACCGAAGGTTCGGTAGTAGATTGCCCAAAGGTAATAGGCTCTCTTACATCAATAGATATTACGCTTTCCGGGCAAAACTTTACCGTCGGCGAAATTGTAAATCTAACTAGTGCAAGAGGGGTTGAGGGCAAGGCTAAAGTACTTGCAGTATCTGATGAGACTGGTCTAGTTAGCTTTGAACTTATAGACGGAGGCTGGGGATATAGTACTACGGCTAATACTATTGTATCTTCTAAAGTCCTTACTCTTGCATCGGATTTTACTGTAAATGGATCAGTATCAACGTTTGATTATGTAAGTGAGAATTTAGTCTACAATTTTGATAGTTTTTATGTAGCGAGTTATGTTGATATAGAAAGATCGCTGCAGTCATTAGGTTCATTAGATTCAACCTTAAGATCATTCTTAGACACTACAGTAACCGGTACGTCATACAAAGTATACGACACCGATAACAGCGGTAGTATGAATACCGCTGATGTAAGCAACTTTAAAAAATACGCAGAAAATTCTAACACTATTTCCGTAGGTGCAAGAGACTGGCTACGAAACCAGATTATGCCTTTTGTAATTGCTAATACTTACATTAAGAACAATTACGTTAAAATATACCCTAAATCAATTCCTCTAGGAACTACAGCTACCCAATCTCTATTTAATTTAACCCTTAATAATATTATAGGTGAAGTATCTAATTCGGATATTTTAGTTACCCCTGGAGGCAATACCTGTGTAGTAGCATCTTCAAATAAAACTGCCTACACCAATAACGCGCTATTAATTATTTCACCTATTAACGGCAATACTCTATCGGCTAGTTCTTTAGCTGTTACGGGCAGATCGGTTATTGTTACTAATAACTCTATAACTTTTAATGTTGGTGATGAGCTTAGACACTATACGAGTTCTAGCATAACAGGTACAGGTACAGTTACTGAATCAAGACCAGTAACTATTATAAGCATTAGTGGAGGTAGTAGTACTAACAACGGACTGGCCGTTGGTAATTATATTTTCCAAGCCGATACCGGTGCTTACGGATACATTTCCGCAACACCAAAAGAGAGCAATTATGCACGTACTAACGTGGCGGTGATTGCGGTAAGTAATACTGTAGGTACGTTTAATAATTCTAGTGCTCTTGCGGTATACAGCGACAATTCGAATACTACTGTTATAGCTACTGCTACTTCTTCTGGGGTAGAACTTGGTAGGCTGTACAATTTAAGCTCGGTCACCGGTGTGTGGAATACTGGAAGCAACACCTCAACCACAACGTCTAGTAATACTATAATTAAAATTGGAAGTCTGGTTGGCGGTACATTCTCATCCTTCACCAATATTACAGCTACTGGCAACGTCGTAGGCAGTAATTCTACAGCGGTTGGTGTTTCTAATATTTCTAATACATTTTACGGCACTAATGTCTCTAAGTTATCATTAGTGATTGAAAATGAGACTTTAACCACACCTAATGTGAGCTCGGTATCTACAGGCACAGGTGCGGACTTTGATATAGGTTTCATAAGTGATTTAGAGACGGTATTATTATCTCCTAACCGAATATCCGCTAATAACGACGGACCAGGATCAAACTCAGTAAAGTTTTCTGAGATGTTAATTTGCGGGGCTAATTCAACATACGGTTACATAAGTGATTTACTAATAATTACCGGAGGCTCTGGATATAGTAATACTGACAAAATAACGTTTGCAGGTGGTAGTTCTAACACCAGTGCAGGAAATGCCACTATAGTTACAGATTCTAGTGGTGTAATAACCGGAGTTTCATTATCTGCTAACGTAGGGGATGGTTATATTTCTTCTCCGACTTTAACTATTGCAAATTCTAGCGGGGGTAGTTCTTCAGGCTCTGGTGCCGATATAGTAGCTCTATTTCCTCTTGGATTTCCAAAATTGCCTGTAGGTGATATTTCGTATTTAATACTAGATCTGCTTACTTTTGAACAAAAAACAATAGGCACTATAGCATCTCTTACAGGTATTAACCCAGGTGAAAATTACAACATCGATCCATTTGCTCTTGCATTTGAGCCTAGTGTGGCTGCTTATGGTAAGAGAGATTATATTTTAGCACTTAAAAACAATAACGGGGTATTTACACCTGGTGAACTAGTGCAGCAATATAATACTATTAATACTGTTACCGTGGTGGGTAATAATTACTCCGGTAACACTTCTACCTTTGATATATCTGAGTATGTATTTACTAATAATGGAATTACTATAGCAGGCGAGGGTACTGTTAGAGTGGCTTCTGAGAGCACCGGAGTACATACTATAGAGATAGAAAATGCTTCGGGTACGTTCAGTAACACTACTAATGCTTCTATACTAACAGTATCTACGACTACAGGATTTGTTGCAGGGGAAACTCTTACTCAATCTACAGCAAGCGGAAAATTAGAAGCTTTGAATGCCAATACTTTAGTAGTAATAAATGTGACAGGTACTTTCCAGGCTAATTCTACTAATGTTACCGGTGCTTCAGGCAGTACTTTAATTTCTAGCGCCTCTAATACGGTTATTTACAAGCTAATAGGATTAACTTCTAATAGTCAATTGAATGTTACTAGCGCCAATAACAGTGATACTGACACAGTGACGGCAAGAGGTAGAGTTATCTCTTATAACGTCGATACTGGGATATTGAATGTAAAGCGAATTTCTTTATTTACTGAGTTCGCCCCTAATACCTCTAACTATATTATTGGTATAACGTCAGGTGCTAATGCAGAAATTAGTTATGCAATACCAGATAATAATCGTGCTATTATAGGATTAAATGCTAACATTGCTGCTAACGTCGTTACCGCAACAGGTTCTATTTCTAATCTACAGATAGTTAGCTCTGGGTTCGGTTACGTTCAAGACGAAGGTATAAATATTGTATCAGAAGACGGTGAAAGAGTTGCTTCTGGTAAAGCAAATATACTTAACCAAGGTAATGAAGAAGGTAGATATACCTCATACGATGGATTTACAGATAACTACAGATATCTACACGACGGGGAATTCTATCAAGAATTCTCATATGAGGTACGCACTCAAGTTCCATTCGATAGTTATAAAGACATGCTGAAAAGCATCTTACACGTGGCAGGTACTAGAATGTTTGGTAAATATGTAACTTCATCACTTGCCGACAGTACTATTTCGGTGGCTAATAGTTCAATAACAATAGCATAATATATGGGTAACCAGTTAATTACTAAGAAGTTAGGCAAGCATGCTGTAGAACAGATTATTGAATCTATTAGTGAACCAGCTAATAACGTTTACTACGTTACTACTAGCAAGCATACTCCCTACGCAAATAACACTGTCACAACGCCTTACGATAGAATTAAAGATGTAGAGACTGATTACTACGAGCAATTAGTCTTTGGTAAAAAAATAAATTCAAATGATGTATCTTACATGATACCCAGAGTGAACTGGACGACTAATACGGTTTACAGCATGTACAGTGATACAGATACCGGATTATTTGATAAGCAATTTTACGTAGTTAGCGATCAGGGCTCAACTTATTATGTTTATAAGGTATTAAGTAATAATGGCGGGGCTAATTCAACAGTAAACCCAGGGTCAACTAGCACAAGTGAAGGTGCATGTAACTTTACTACTACTTCGGATGGTTACGTCTGGAAGTTAATGTATAAGATGACCGAGGATGACTTTGAAAAATTTGCCACGTCTGAATACATGCCTGTTGTACAAAGTGCAAACGTAGCTGCAAACGTAGTTTCTGGAGCTATTGACGTTATTACTATTACGTATCCAGGTTCTAATTATGTTGCAACCCTATCAGGTATATTTACGGCAACTGATTTAAGAGATGCAATACCTGGAGGTAACACTACTACATACAAACTAGCTAACACGGCCTCATCCAATAATGATTTTTACGTAGGTAGCGGCATCGTTATAACTGCAGGAACAGGCTCGGGACAACTTAGAAAAATAGTAAGCTATTCAGCTGCCAGTAGAGTTGCTACTGTAGACAGAGTTTTTGACACATCCCCGACATCGGGTACTGAGTATACCGTAGCTCCTTATGTGCAAGTACTTGGAGATGGCACTACTAATGCGATAGGTTACGCAACTGTTACTTCAGGAGCTGGAGTAAACAATTATATTAATGGAATCGTATTAAGAGATAGAGGCGAAGGGTATACATATGCATCAGCTGTAATTACGGGTAATACTGGCGGGGTGAGTAATAGTGCTACTCTTAACGTGATTATACCACCTGGTGGTGGGCACGGTAGCGATACTATTAATGAGTTAGGTAGTAGACATTTAGGTATTAGCGTTACTTTTGCTAATAATGAGAGCGGATATGTAAGTACTGAGAATGATTTCGGGCAAATAGCAGTGCTTAAAGATCCTCTCTTTAATAACGTTAACTTAACCTTAGGTACCGAATCTGGAACTTTTGTTGCTGGTGAGACTGTTTATCAGGTTGATTATACTACGTTAACGGGTACTGTATCATCTAACTCAAGTAATACAATATTGACTGGCACTGATACAGAATTTAATGGGTTTTTAAAGGCGGGTGATAATGTAATAGTTTTTGATACGATCAATAACTTACAGTTCATCAGAACAATTAATGCAGTTACAAATACAACGAGTATTGTTTTAAATAGTAACAGCGGGCTTACTATTGATACCGGGGGCAAGATTGCTTATGCTGCTATCGTTGCTAGAGGTATTAAGATAGGAAATAGCAGCCCATACATTACTCTAGGAAATACTGATCCTAAGCTTGCTGTAGGTAAGAGAATAATTGGTGCAGCATCTGGTGCTATGGCTAATGTTACTGCAATAGGGGTAAACGAGAAGAATTACAATTCATGGAATACCTTTGACGCTAGAACTAGAATAAATTACAGTTCAGTATCTGGTGACTTCGATGAAGACGACTTAGTATATCAGGATAACATATCTCTTTCTAATGCATATTATCATTCGGCTAATACAACGCACGTTTTCTTAACTAGTGAGCGCGGACCCATAAACGCCGACCCTGCTACACCTTTACAGAACGAGAGTGGAGGATACTACACTCTAGGCTCTATTAAATACACATCTGATGTAGTCAAAGGCTCTGGAGACCTATTATACATAGAGAATATAGAACCTGTAACACGATCAAACTCACAATCAGAAACCATAAGACTGGTTTTGAAATTTTAAGAGGTAAAAATGCCTATTGAGACTAATCTAAACGTATCGCCATATTTTGACGATTACACCCCTACTAATGATTATTACAAGATACTGTTTAGACCAGGCGTTGCTTTACAGGCCCGTGAACTTACCCAGCTTCAATCTATACTACAAAACCAGATTGAAAAGTTTGGCGATCATATATTTAAAAGTGGTACTATTATTAGCGGGGTTAATTTTCGCTACAATTTTAAGTATAACTATGTAAAGATTCTTGACTTACAGGTCGACGGCCAGCCAGTAGTACCGTCTACATATGTTGGACTATACGCTAAGAACAGTTCTAATTTAATCGCCCAGGTAGTCAATTACAGAACTGGTTTCCAATCCCGTGACCCAGATACCAATTATATATTCTTAAAATATATTAATGCAGGTACTAGCGGATCAACTTCTACATTTGCTGCCGATGACGTGCTTACTGTTTACAGTGATGCGTTCCAGCTTTATGACTTTAATGTTGTGAACGGCGGTACGGGTTTTTCTAATTCAGATACCGTACAAATTATTAGCGCTATCGTTGTGGCTAATAGCACTATAGGTTCTGGTGCTGGTGTAAGTCAGACCATTGGCGCTAATACAGCTAACGTTTACGTCATAGAATCAAATAGTACTTTTGGTACTATTCAAGTAGGATCTAACACCTATACATCTGGGGCTGGGTATACCCTGTTAAAGATACGTCCTATAAACGCCGATCTTTCTAATCCAGACGTTACTTCTAACAAGTGGAATATTACCGCTGGGCAGAATATTGTCCAGGGTAGTAATTCAGCCTTAGTAGTTGCTAAGGTTGGGTCTGGAGCATCTGCCACAATTACTACTGACGGTTCAGGTATTGTAAGTGACATTTCACTAGTATCACCGGGTTCTAACTATGATGTTCTACCACACGTTTCTATTCGTACGTCTAGCGGCACTCTAACTAATCTTAATATTACCCCATACAATTATAAAGCACAAGTGACTGTAGCTGGTTCTTTATATAATGCTAGCGGTACAACCCCTGTTGGTAATGGGTACGCATTTAGTGTTACTGAAGGAATTATATTCCATAAAGGTCATTTTGTACGAGTTGAACCTCAGACTATTATTGTCAATGCATACTCTAGTAATGTAAATGGTGTTACGGTAGGTTTTGTAACTACTGAATCGATAGTTAATAGTAGCGTGGACTCTACTCTACTAGATCTTGCTACGGGGACTCCTAACTACGCTGCCCCAGGTGCTAACCGATTAAAACTTACTCCTACCTTAAGAGTAGTAAATACCGATAGTATTGGCGCAAATAATACATTCTTGCCGTTAGTTGAATTTAAGGATGGGGAGCCGAGCAGGGAATTTAATTATACTCAGTATAATGAAATCGGTAAGGAAATGCAGAGACGTACTAGAGAGACAGCTGGCAATTTCGTTATCGATAAGTTCGTTATGTCTACCAAGGACAAATCTACGACAAATAACAACTACGTTGACTTAGTAGTTGACCCTGGACTTGCATATGTGAGTGGCGTTAGAGTTGGTAGTAGGCAAAATACTACTCTACCTCTTAGAAGAGGAGTAGATACTAAGATTACCGATTCTCGCACTATTAGTCTTAATTACGGCAATTATGTACTGGTAGAAGAGCTAGCTGGTTCTTTTGACTTTAAGACCGGTGATCAGGTTGAGTTATATCCTGCGCCAAAGAATTATATTTCTGGTGCAACATCGCCAGGTACGTCAATAGGTACGGCAAGAGTTAGATCGGTGGTATTAGATTCAGGAGTTCCTGGAACTCCTACGGCTAGATATAGATTGTATCTGTTTGATATTGTAATGAACGCAGGTAAGTCATTTAAGGCCGTTCAGAGCATTTACTCGTCTTCTCCTGAAGCATATGCTGACTTAGTACTAGAAACCAATCCACAAACCTCGCAGAATGAGGCGGTATTAAAAGATAACAAATTTAATACGCTAGTATTCACTACAGGATTAAATGCCGTCAAGTCAGCAAACGCTATAACTTATCAGTACAGAACTACTAGCACGGCTAACGTAGCTACTTCTGGTATAGCTACTGTTACTGTTTCTGGAGCGGATAAGATTAGTTACGGCTCGTCAGTAACACTTAATAGTGTTCAGCTAAGAGATCTTGTAATTGTACCTTCTGTTACTATGGTGGGTAGTACTAACTATACTTCTATTAGTATAACAAATAATTCTACTACTGTTACAGGAACCAATATTGGAACGTTCTTTGACGATGGTGATCATATTCAAATTGTTAATGGGTCGAATACATTTAATTATAGAGTAGAATCTGTAGTAAACGTAAATACTTTGACTTTGAGTGGTGTGTATTCTAATTCTACTAACGCAAGTGCAACGGTAAGAAGAGTATTCCCTGCGTTATTACCTATCTCTACTTCAAGTACTTTTTCTGCAAACACTAATGGAGATGGTACTACGTTAACTATTGATCTAGGTACCGGTATTACTAGTTCAACGGAAAATCAAATTACCCTTAACGTCTCTCGTCAAGGTGCAACGCCAGTAACTAAAAACATTAAGAGAAATCTTTATGTTAAGTTAAGTATGGCCAATAACGTAGCATCCAATAACGGGCCTTGGTGTCTGGGCGTGCCTGATGGATTTAGACTTAATAATGTTTACGTTGCTGGTAGTTCGGCAGTTAATACCAACTCTACAAACGTAACTAGATACTTCTTCCTTGACAATGGACAAAAAGACAGTCATTACGATCATTCGAAGTTAGTTAAAGTTTATAATAGCGACTATTCATTATCCACATCAGACTGGTTGCTGGTTGACTTAGATGCATTTACTACATCTTCTGAAGGTTTCTTTACTATTGGATCTTATACGATTACATCTAATAATAGTAATGCAGCTGGTCTAGGCAATACGGCTATTAATATAGTTGAGGTACCGGAGTTTATTAATTCATATGGTAGTTATAGAGATTTAAGAGATGTAATAGACTTTAGACCGAGAATTAGTAACACTGCCGTCCTTACATCTACAGTAGGATCAGCAACTGTTAATCCAGTAACAACATCTACATTTAATTCTAGCGATAAGTTATTCCCAGTACCTGATTCTACGTTCTCGGCGGTTTACGAGCACTATCTGCCTAGAATTGACCTTATTACCATTGATACTAAGGGTGACTTTAATATCTTAGAAGGTACATCTTCTGACGTGAATGCTAACGTACCTTCACTTCCTCCAGATACTATGGCGCTAGGTATTATTGCAGTGCCTCCATATCCTTCTCTTCCAAGAGTACCGTCAAGCAATACAGTATCGCTTATTGCTAAGAGTACAGGTACTACCAAGCCAGTTAATACAAGGGCAAGAAATTACACCATTGGCGAGCGAGAACTTAGAAGCTTAGGAATGCAGCAGCAAGTTACTCGCTACACCATGAATGATATTAGTCGTCTGGAAAGAAGACTAGAAAATCTTGAATATTATACCAGTCTAAACTCGCTAGAACAAAAAACAAAAGACCTGCTAATACCAAGTGGTATTGATGGTACTAATAGATTCAAGAATGGTTTCTTTGTTGAGCAGTTCAACGATTACAACCGCGGGGATACTGGTGATACTGAGTTTAACTGCTACATCGATCAAGTAAATACTAGACTATACCCGCCTAGTTCTACATACAATATTCAAGCCAGACTAGACTATACCGATAGCGACGTGCAGGCTGACGTAGTAGGGGACGGTAGTCTTACCGAGCCTGGTCTAGATGTAATGCATGAAAATGTAATCATGCTTCCATTTGATGAGGAAGTAGTGGTAAGACAGGATAAGTTCACATCAGCAATCGGAAGTGACGGCACAAACATTAAGTTTATCGGTAATATGAGTATAACGCCAAACAGCTTTAAGGTGCTGCTAAAGGCTGAGATAAAAATTACTGATGGATATGCGCAAACAACGGATTCAAGCACTGGTGGTAGAAATGCTTCGAGGTAAATAATAACGTATAAATATTAAAAAAGGTTAGCAAATGGCAAGAACTATTCAAAATTTATACGTAACTGGAGGCCAGACATTCAGAGTAACTATTAATGGACTTAATCCCGTTACTGAGGTCAAGTTATTTTTTGATGGCGTGTTAGTTCCTAGTTCGCAGGTGAAGCAGGTATTAGTTAATGAGTCTAATTCAGATACGTTTGTTGGACCTATATTTAATGTGGCTAGCTATAGTAGTAAGTTAGTTACTAATTTGAACGGTACTATTACATTTGATTTTACGTATACCGATTCTATTACGAAACAAAACTTTACTACAGAAGAAGCATACTATTCTTACGCCCAACTTAATGGTGGTCCTAAGTCTCTAATAGTACTAGATGCAACTACTGCTGATGCAGTGGTAGGATCGTTAAGTGATACTGTAGATACTGATAACTTAACGCAGACATTACGCAAGGCTAGGTGCTATGCCACCGGTGTTATACAGTTAAGTTACGGTATTCAGTTTACGGAAATTAAACCAGCTGGTACTACGACATATTATGATACTGGGATAACGGGGGATGGACCCAATCCCGATGGCGGGACAGTTATAGGTCCCGTGGACCCCGGAGTATTTGGACCTGCGTCTGATGTAGCATATGGTTTTGACTCGTCGGGTGCTGGTGACAATACAGGACATGGAGCTGGTATAACTGCATCCGGCATCTATTAACTATCTTTAGGAATATAAATGTCAATAGTAGCTGAATTAGCTCAAACATTTTTCATTGATCGCAATCTAGTTAATAGAAGCGATGCTACGCACATTACTAGTGTAGATTTGTTCTTTAGTAATAAGCCGTCTAGAGGCTCAACTAGTAGCAATCTACCTGCACCAGGTGTAACTATTTACATACTTCCTACGCGTCTGGTAGGTAATGACAATGTACCTGATCTGTCGTTAAGTCTAGGAAGAGCTAGAGTTGAGTATAGCGCCATTCAGACGTCGTCGAGTGCTCAGACAGCTACTAAATTCACTTTCTCTGTACCAGTAGCTATTAAGACAAATACAATGTACGCTATCGCTATCAAATTCGATGGCTCAGATACAGGATTTGCTATTTGGCGTAATAAAGCTTCTGATCAACTATACAACAGCACCGATGTATCTACGGCTACCACTTTAGGTATACTGGATGGTAAGTTTTACAACATTACCAATGGTAGTGTACCTACGCCTTTACACGATACCGATCTTAAGATGGTTGTGCGAGTGGCGAGATTTACTTCACTTGCTAAGACGTATAATGTAGTAAATAGAAATTATGAGTTTATAAGATTTAATACTAACACACTCTCTGGCAACTTTACTCCTGGTGAATTAGTATTTGCTAATAATGGATTTCCAGCAGCGCAGACCGTCAGTGTTAATGCTCAGTCATTTACCGTGACAGGCACAGGAACTACTTTCCAAACAACTTATACCTCTGGTGGGTACATCGTCCTTAATTCTGGTACTACTAATGATATTAGAAGAGTAAAGACAGTTACGAGTAATACGTCAATGACTCTTGAGTCGCTTCCTGCATTTACTAATGCGACAGCAAAATATATTGTATCTCCGGTGGCAAGAGTATTCGATTACCTACCGGAAGCAAACTCTTTAGTCCTTGTAGCATCAACAGCGGCCAATAGTAACTTCTGCTTCCAAGCCGCCCAGAACGTACACGGTATTTCTTCTAACGCCATGCTTACTATATCAACGCTTTGGGACTTTCCTATTCATGCGTTAGAGCAGCAGTTTAGAAGTGCCACACCTCCCGGCACCTATGTCGACGTTAATGTTAAGGTGGCTAATAGTTTATACACAACTGTAAATAAGAGTTACGACTTAATTTACGGCAATAAGCTAGAGATGAATGATTTTGCCGCGTATATTTTCTCGCGCTCTACTGAAGTACAAAATCCTTTAAACTTAACCAGTGGTAAGTCCGCTGTGTTAGATGTTACTATGACTTCGGATAATGAATATGCCTCTCCAATGCTAAGTGAGCAGCATATGAATCTGTTTACGTTTAAGTTCGATGTAAACAACAATACCGCAAATGAACACACGCCTAACGGCAATGCGGTGGCTAAGTATATTTCTAAGTCAATTACTCTTGCCCAAGGTCAAGACGCTGAAGATATTAAAGTATTTTTAACAGCCTTCAAGCCACAAAATACAGATATCGAAGTGTATGTAAGATTGCAGAACAGCTATGATCCAGAATCTCTAGACACTAAGAACTGGTCTTATCTAGAACTTCTTTCCCCTGCAACGCTGCTAAGCAATGCAAGCAATCCTAACGACTTGGTAGAGCTAGAATTTGGTCTTCCGAACTTCCCACTTGCTAATGCAGAGACTCTTTCGTCAGGCACGCTATTTCCAGGCAAATTTAGCTCGGCAAATAACAGCGCCATTTTTACTGGTGCAGTGAGTACGGTTAATAATCATGCAACAGCTAACATTCAGCCTAACGATGTGGTGCGCATTTACAGCCCATTGACTCCTAACAATTCGTTAATTGCGGTGGTTACTGCTTCTAACACTACAACTTTGACCATAGATACTACTCTAGACTCTACAAAGACTAATCATTCAGGATTCATTTCAGCTTCTACTACACTAAATGTAGAAAAGGTAACCTTGAAAAATAGTGCTTTCAAGAATTATTTAAATTCAGGTATCGTAAGGTATATTAATAATAGTCTCAGCGCACAAGATACATATAAGACGTTTGCATTTAAAATAGTTCTACTATCGGATAACGTCCTATATCGTCCGGCAGTTGAAAATATTAGAGGTATTGCATTAACCGCTTAATATGTCTACCACTAAGGATTTTATGAGACTGAACGGTACTAATGCCTTGGTTAATCAAGACAATAAGAGTTACACTGCTTATATGCAGCAAAGAGAAAGAAACAATAAGGTGGCGATTTTAGAGCAGGACGTTAAAGAACTAAAGAGTGATATCACCCAGATTAAAGAACTTTTAATTAAACTAGTTGACGGAAAATAAATGGCTAAAACAGTTGCTAACGTTAATATCGCTACAGATACCTTTGCTGGGTGGGTAAGTAAAACTAACGTATTACTAAACTCACTTACAACAGAAATTGTTACTGTTAGTAATACGGCGAACGGTCATAGTGTCAGCGGTAATGGTTCTGTTATAGGTACTCTAGGGGCTAATACCTTAACAGCTCTTCTTATAAGGGGTGGTGGAGTAGCTAACACGGCTAATATTGCCGGTATAACTATAGGCTTTGCTAACAGCTCCACTTCTTCTAACGTTACTGTAAATGGCTATTTAACCATTGTCACCTCAAATACTTTAGTTATTAATTCTAACACTACAGTTAATACAGCATTAGTAACCATTAATAGCAATACAACGTTAGGTGCCAATAGCTTACACACCGTTGTATTATCAGGCGCTAATGCTTATGTAAATTCGACCGCATCTTACATTGCATCTCCTACCTTAAGCGTTACGTCTAATGCAACGGTAAATGCATCAAGTTTAATAGTTAATGTAAGTGCTGTTGGCGTATATGGTAATACTACGCTAGGATCTAACGCATCACACACTTTAGTAATATCTGGTGCAAATGCTTACATTAACTCTACTGCGTCATATATTGCATCTCAAACACTAGCAGTAACTTCAAACACAACGATAAACGCGGTCAGCTTTACGGTAAATACAACATCGTCAGGTATTTACGGTAACACAACTATTGGTTCAAATAGCCTGCATACCACCGTAATTGCCGGTGCAAATGCATACGTTAATTCTGCTGCGGCATACGTTGCTTCTCAGACATTATCCATCACGGCTAATACTACGGTAAGCGGGCAAAATTTAGCAGTTACATCTAACACTACCGTCAATTCTAGCATTTTAACTATTAACGTAGCTGCTATAGGGGTGTACGGTAACACCACTATTGGGTCTAACACATTACATACCACAGTTATTTCAGGTGCAAATTTAACAATAAATGCCACTGCATCACTCGTTACATCTGAGACCTTACTGATCACAGCTAATGCGACTGTTAACGCAGCAGCGTTAAGTATCAACGTAGCAACCATTAGTGTTTTAGGTAATACTACCATAGGATCGGCCGGGCTCAATGCCAACGTAATTGCAAATAACATTACGGGCAATGTTGCAGTATTTACCATAAGCGGTAATACCACCCTAGGTACTAACAGCTTACACCTTACAGTTCTATCTGGTTCGAATACCTTCGTCAATTCAACTTCGACACGCATTGCATCTCCTACCTTAAGCGTTACTTCTAACGCTACAGTGAATGCTTCAACATTAACACTTAATGTTAGTACGATTGGAATTTATGGTAATACTACATTAGGTTCTAATGGTCTCCATACCACGGTATTATCCGGAACTAACACAACGGTTAATTCTACTACAATAACGATTAGTTCACAGACACTAACATTATTATCAAATACTACGGTTAACGCAGAAAATATCCAAATATCAGGAAATACCGTCTTAGGTTCTAATAGTTCACATAGTGTAACGGTACGTGGTAATTCACTAACAGTAAATACTGCTACTACGATTAGTAATACAGTTAATATCAATGGTGATACTGTTTCTAATGGTGCGGTTAAGTTTACATCGAATAATTCAGCTATATCACAATCGTCAGGCACGTTTATATTCCCTGGCGACGGCTCTACATCTAATGTTGTTGATTCGTTTTTAATTACTGACTTTAAGAGCGCTAAATATACAGTATCTGCTAAAAACTCTGCCAATGGCAATCAAATAATATTGACCGAGGTTCTTGGTATATACAATACATCTAATGTGCATTCTACTGAGTATGGTACTATTTTTTCTAATACCAAATTTATGACTTACTCATTAAATGCAAATACAACTCATGTTAGATTATTAGCAGTATCAAATTCAACGGTTACAAGTGCTGACGTTACTGTGTTTAGAGTTGCATTCAAATAAATAGCTCAATAACTGGTTAGCGGAGAGGGAAGCTAATGTCTAACACACAGAATTTTCGCGTTAAGCATGGTATAGAAGTAGCAGAAGCAGCTACGTTTAGCAATACTGTTACCACTACTGGTAACGTTTTTGTATCTAATGCTTCTCTTAATGTCTATGCATTCGGCTCAGGTGCGGCTTCCGAGTCGTTTAGAACTACTGCGGCTAATACCACCCATGCTACTACTCTTGTAGTTAACACTACGGTAGCTCATGTTTCTGGCAATTTAACAGTAACAGGTCAGACTAGACTTACAGGCTCAGATGCTTTACAACTTGGTACCGGTAACCTAGTATTTCTATCTACAGTTACAGGCTCTCAAGCGCCTATAGGTAACGTAAACATTACTGTTAATAGAGGATCAAGCAGCAATGTCTCGATTTTTTGGGACGAAGCCAACGACCTGTGGAAGTTTACTAATGATGGAGTAAAGACATTACCTCTAACTAATTACTCCGGATTAATTTATCAATTTAGTACAAATACTACTACGGCAGCAGATCCAGGTAGTGGGTACTTTAGATTTAACAGCACAACATATTCTTCAGTAACTGAAATCGCTCTTGATTTAGTTGAATACACCGGAGCTACAATCACTGATATTCTAGATTTTCTAGATGATTCTACAAGTAGCAATAGAGCGGTATTAACGTTTAGATCATCAGAATTTCCTAACAAGATAGCGTCGTTTAGAGTTACAGGTCCTATCATTACTGGTACTGCAGGTGTAAGAAGATTTACTGTAGTGCATATTGGTAGTAGTGATGTATTTTTAAATAATGAAGTAGTTAATTTAGAATTTTCAGTGGTTGGTGACCTAGGCGCCCAGGGCCCACAGGGTCCATTAGGTGCACAAGGACCGCAAGGTCCAACAGGCGCTCAAGGGCCGCAGGGACCTACCGGTGCCCAGGGTCCACAGGGTCCGACAGGAGCTCAGGGTCCTCAAGGTCCGCAAGGTTCTCAAGGATTTGCAGGCGACAAGTACGCTACTACTAGTTCAAGTAGTTATACTTTACAAAATGCAGGAAACTCAGGCACAATCACTGTCGGCACAGGATTAAATTACACGGCCGGTCAATCTATTAAGATAGCATATGATGTAAGTAACTTCCAGGATGCTGCGGTTACATCGTATAATTCTGGTTCTGGAGCACTTGCTTTTAATACAACAGGAGTGACGGGAAGCGGTACATATTCTTCTTGGCAAGTAAATCTTTCTGGTTCTGTAGGTATCGCCGGTCCTACCGGGTCACAGGGACCAACAGGTTCACAGGGACCAACAGGAGCCCAAGGCCCTACAGGTGCTCAGGGCCCTACAGGTATTCAAGGAGCTCAAGGTGCACAAGGTGCACAAGGTGCCCAGGGTGCTCAAGGGTCACAAGGTGCTCAGGGCCCACAAGGTGCTCAGGGCCCACAAGGTGCTCAAGGTCCACAAGGCAATCAAGGTTTTGCTGGTGACAAATACGCTACGACTAGTTCAACTAGCTATACATTACAAAGTTCTGGTAATTCAGGTACAATTACAATTGGAACTGGATTAAATTATACTGCCGGTCAATCTATTAAGATAGCATTTGATGTAAGTAACTTCCAGGATGCAACTGTAACAACATATAATTCAGGTACTGGAAGTCTTACATTTAGTACTACTGGCGTCACGGGTTCTGGTACATATACCGCATGGCAAGTTAACTTGTCTGGCTCAGTAGGTGTAGCCGGGCCAACTGGACCCCAGGGACCAACAGGGAGTCAGGGTCCGACTGGTGTACAGGGATCAACCGGTGCTCAAGGGCCAACGGGTGCTCAAGGCCCTACAGGTAACCAAGGATCAACAGGCGCTCAAGGCCCGCAAGGACCTACAGGTGCGCAAGGTTCGCAGGGTCCACAAGGACCTACAGGTGCGCAAGGTTCGCAAGGACCTACAGGTGCGCAAGGTTCGCAGGGTCCACAAGGACCTACAGGTGCTCAAGGCCCGCAAGGTTCGCAGGGTGCACAAGGACCTACAGGTGCTCAAGGCCCGCAAGGACCTACAGGTGCGCAAGGTTCGCAGGGTCCACAAGGAGCCCAGGGTGCTCAAGGTGCTCAAGGACCGACAGGAGCCCAGGGCTCACAGGGTTCACAAGGCGTTCAAGGCTCTCAGGGTACTAGAGGTGGTGTATTATACACATTTAGCACTACAACTACCGACAGTGATCCTGGTAACGGTATATTACGTTATGATAACGCTACTATTGCCTCGGTACTAAACATCTACATTGATAACGTAGATGTAGGTTTAAATTCGCAAATTAATTGGTATGAAACGTTTGATGATAGTACTAATACCGATAAAGGTTACCTAGTAATTTCTGGTAATGCCAGCGACGTTGTAAATATCTTTAGAGTAACCGGAACTGTAACAGGGGCTGTAGGGTATTATAAGATACCAGTTAGCCTAGTAACTGGTACTACTTTACCTACTAATAATTCTAGAATTGTAATTGATTTTATTAGAACGGGTGATAGAGGTGCTCAAGGTAGTACTGGCCCTCAAGGACCTACTGGGGCACAGGGACCAACTGGTCTTTTAGGCCCACAAGGACCGAATGGACCTCAAGGCACAACAGGTGCACAAGGTCCTAACGGCCCGCAGGGTACTACAGGTGTACAAGGACCTCAAGGTAATCAAGGTACTACAGGTGGCTTTTCAACCGGTTCTAACGCACAAGTTAACTCTTTAGGTGTGGGTGTTGCTGCTACAGGTACAGCTGGTCAAATCGTTGCTACTAACGATATTACAGCATATTACTCATCTGATGATAGACTTAAGACTAATAAGAAAATAATTGAAAATGCTTTGGGTATGTTAGAAAGTATTAATGGCTATTATTTCGAATGGAATGATATTGGTAAGCAACTTTATCCAGATAGAAATAAAGTTGATGTAGGTATTATTGCTCAAGAAATAAATACTGTATTACCTGAAGTAGTTGTGATGCGTAATAATGGATATTATGCTGTAAACTACGAGAAAATTATAGCACTTCTTATCCAGGCAGTTAAAGAGCTTAACGATAAAATAAAATAGTTATTATGACTCCAATTGTGCCGCGAGTGGCTATTTTCAGCCACTCGCAACCTTCGATATTATCATTTAATACTAGTGATCCATACCATTGGTTTGCGAAAGGATTCGAGCTACATCACTTTAATACGGATGTAGGTTCGTACGTGATTCTCAATGGTAGATTTAATTTACTAGTGTTTGTAGGTAACGCCAAGCGCTTCATTAATAGCCGCACTTCAAAAATTTCTACGGTATTTGTTGACTCAATAGATAACTTAACCGGGGATTTTCTTTATGAAAAATACTCCACGCTATCGTTACAAGATATCAATCCCAGTATAAGCCTATTTACCCCGGCATATAAGACGTTTAATAAGTTCGATAGACTGTATGAATCGTTGAAGGAGCAGAGCTGGACAGACTGGGAGTGGATTGTACTGGATGATTCGCCTGGTCTTGACAACTACGAGCATATGTGCAGGGTAGTAAGTCAAGATTCTAGAGTAAAGGTTTATAAATCTAACAGATGCGATGGCCTGGTAGGATCTACAAAGAGACAAGCTGCATCATTGTGCAACGGTGATTACTTAATGGAAGTTGATCACGACGATATTCTGCATCATTTAGCTCTTGAAGCATGTGTAAATGCGTTTAAGAAATATCCTGATGCTGGTTTTTGTTATTCCGATAGTGCAGAAATTTATGAAACTGGCGGTGTGGTTGATTATGGTAATGGTTTTGGCATGGGCGAGGGTTTGCATTATTCATACTATTACAAGGGTAGATTTTTAAGACCGGCAAATGTGCCTATTAATGCTAGCACAATGAGGCATATTGTAGGTGTACCTAATCATTTCAGGTGCTGGAAAAGGTCCGTTTATCACGAATTAAATCGGCACAATAATAAATTAGCGATTGTTGATGATTATGAGTTGCTTGTTAGAACATTCTTGAAAACACGCATGATACATATACAAGAACCGCTCTACATTCAGTACATGAATGCGGGCGGTAACAATACTCAAGAGCCGCGCCGCAAAGAAATACAGCGCTTGGTTGATAGAGTACAAAAGTTTTACGATGTACAAATTCACGACCGAATTCTAGAACTAGGTGGTATTGATTGGATGTGGGATGGAAAACAGTCCAATTTAGCCATTAGGTCACCGAAACATTTGAAGCGAACCAATTTAGCTTATGAATACAAAATATAACAACCGTTACAACTCCACCTCAGCAATAGAACTACCCGACGTTATTAACACATTAGGTGATAATTTAAGGGGTATTGAATTAGGCGTTTGGTACGGTAATAATATGTGTTACCTATTGGACAATTGTCCTAATATATCCGTAATTAACGGTATCGATCCGTACAAACCGTATCAGGATTGGAATCGTTTCATTAACGTAGATATTATGAATCAGGCAAAAGATAATGCCTTGGCTAATCTAAAAAATTTCCCTAGCTATAGATGGAACCTTTGGATACAAGAGTCAAAGCAAGCCGCAAGCACAGCTTTTTTTAATACTAGTTTTGACTTTATCTTCATTGATGGTGACCACAGTTATGAAATGTGTTATAAGGATTTAAACTTGTGGTATGATAAGATTAGGTCAGGTGGTCTTTTTTCCGGTCATGACTTCTCACTACCGGGTGTAAATAAGGCTCTTCTACAGTTTAGACAAGAGAAAAAAATTAATGGCTTTTTTAAAGTCATTCCTAACGATGTATGGTATTGGATTAAGGATTAATTATGCATGATACCCTCTCAAAAGACTTTATTGGCTACCTCGATAACGCTTACGTTGCCGATGGGCATCTAAGAATTTCAGGTTGGTTAGTAAGTTCGCTACCAAGAAACGATATAATTTACTATCTTGACATAGGTCACCCTGTTGCATTTTATAACTTTAACGTAAGACAAGATGTTGCAGATTTTTATAATACAACAAACGCGGATTATAGGCTTAGCGGATTTGATATCTGCATCCCTACACCTAACAAAGACGACGTATTGTTGTATGCAACTGTTGAAGGTAAAAAAGTCGCTATCTTTAACATTAATTTAAATGTCAGACAAGAAGCCGTCCGATCGTCGTTAGCTAATGAAACGACAGAGATAAGAATTCGTAATAACGTGCTACCTAGTGTTATAGTAGTGGATGATTTTTATGAAAATCCGGACGAAGTCCGTAGTATGGCTCTTACGCAGGATTACGCGCCTGATTTGAGGTATCATAAAGGGCAGAGAACGTCAACAAAGTTTATTGCGCCTAATACTAAACAACTCTTCGAATCGTTGATTGGTAGAAAAATCACTAAGTGGACTGAGTTTGAATATAACGGTATTTTTCAGTACTGCCTGGCTGATGATGCATTGGTATATCATAGCGACGTACAGAGCTATGCTGCAGCAGTCTATCTAACTCCTAACGCTCCTGTAGAATGCGGAACATCATTTTACCGTAGTAAAGAATATCCGGAAATTAGAAAAATAAACGTTAGTGATGATAATTACCATGATGTCTTTAAGGGTGGTTTCTACGATAAAACCAAGTTTGAATTAGTTGATACAGTGGGTAACGTCTATAACAGACTTGTACTGTGGGATGCACGATTAATACATTCAGCTTCACAGTATTTCGGTAACATGAAAGAAAATTCTAGACTCTTTCACTTGTTCTTCTTCGATGTAGAAGACTGATAAATATAAAAATAACTATAAGTCAGTAAGATGGCCACTAAAGCTAATATTTACATCGATCAAGGATCCACATTTAGCACTACTGTAACTATTACAGATAATAATGGCGATGTTGTGGATCTAACGAATTATACCGGTGCCGGACAAATGAGAAAGTCATACTCATCAAGCACGGCATATAACTTTACTGTTAATGTTGGAAATACATCAGGTACGATTACATTATCGATGACTGCAAATGCTACAGCTAATATAGCCGGTGGTCGTTACTTGTATGATGTAGAACTTACCAATACATCCGGACTAGTATCAAGGGTACTTGAAGGTATAGCAACAGTTAATCCTAACATCACTAGATAAAATGACTATTTTAGGACAGAACATACGCGTTACTTTAAATACAGATGGAACCTTTTCGTCTAATAAGCCTATTAATCTTAGAGATACAAGAGCTGACTACAACGCTATAGATAAGCTTACCGATGTAGATACGACTACTAAAGCGAACAATACTACATTAGTATATAATTCTGTCACCGGTAGATACGAATTAAAGCAGCTCGATACCAATCAGATTACTAGTATAGATGGCGGTACGTACTGATGTTATCCTCTTCCAGACAAGCTGATTATATAGAGTAGTGAGTCTCCTTCAACTATTACTAATGTAGATTATGTTAAAACTTTATCATGTGTATCCAAGAGCTGTGAGTGTAGAGAAGTGTAGTGATATTGTACGCCGCGGGGTAAGTCTTCCAGCTCAAAATGCATCTATTGGCTTTACGGAAGATAGAGTGGATAGCAGCTATCGGATAAGTACAATACGCTGGTTCTACGAACCTGAAAATAAAGACATATCTGACTTAATCATGAGTCATGCAATATTTGCAAATCGTGAGTATTTTGGATTTGATATTTCATTCGGCGCCCATGAGCTTCAATTTACTGAATATTACGGTACGAATTCAGGTAAGTATGACTGGCACCATGACGTGTTCTGGGAAAACAAAAGACACCATGACAGAAAATTAAGCGTAGTTATTCAGCTTAATGACCCAAATACGTATACCGGTGGTAATTTTGAATTTAGAATGCCTCACGATCCTTCCGAGCTTGCTTTATTCAGACAACAGGGATCTATCTTAGTATTCCCGTCATTCTTTGAACATAGAGTTACACCAGTAACAAGTGGCACGAGATATAGTCTAGTTTCTTGGATAGACGGTCCTAAGTTCCGGTGATATAAATAGACGGTCATACATATGACCGATCACCTATATAGGAACCTAGATGGCTAATACTACAATACAACTTAAGAGATCTGTTGTACCTGGGCAAATTCCCGCAAACAACGTTTTGCAGCCCGGTGAATTAGCCATTAACCTTAGCGATAGGGTACTATACTCTAAGGATACTAGTAATAACGTCTTCAGCATTACCGCAGTTGGCTCCCAGGGTCCTACAGGTGCTCAAGGTCTAACAGGCTCTACAGGCCCTATAGGTGCTCAAGGCTCACAAGGTATTACTGGTCCATCAGGCAATCAAGGGCCTCAAGGTACAGTAGGAACTACTGGTGCACAGGGTTCACAAGGACAAACAGGCGCACAAGGCCCGCAAGGTACTACAGGTTCTACAGGTGCTCAGGGCCCCCAAGGTTCTACAGGTACAACAGGGTCACAAGGCGCGCAAGGTGCAACCGGATCCACAGGTGCCCAAGGACCTCAAGGTATAACAGGAACTACTGGAACTCAAGGCTCACAAGGCTCGCAAGGGTACCAGGGTGACACTGGACCTCAAGGTCCTCAAGGTGAGATAGGCATTCAAGGCTCGCAAGGGTACCAAGGTGACATTGGTGCTCAAGGTTCGCAAGGTGGATTTGGTGGAGCTAGCTTTAACTATATCTATGATACTGATACTACAAACAGTGAGCCAGGAGACGGATACTTAAGATTCAGTACAGCGGATATCAAGCTTGCCGCCAATCTATACATCGATCAGGCGGATGGGTCGGCACCTAGTGCTAACATTTATAGCTACCTTCAAACCATTGATGATTCTTCAGCGGCTATCAAAGGTCATTTTGTTATTACTGAGTTGGCAAATAATGATAATTTTGCTATTTTTGCTATTACTGGCTACCATACTCATAATACTCATTACTTTTCAGTCCCAATATCTTATCTATCCGGAAGCAATAACTTCACAGACAATACGTCAATTGTAGTTACTTTTGCTAGAACTGGAGATATTGGTCCAGCTGGTCCTCAAGGGCCGCAAGGATCAACAGGAGTTCAAGGATTTCAAGGTACTATAGGTAATAACGGACCTGCTGGCCCGCAAGGTTTTCAAGGTAGTACCGGTATAGATGGACCGCAGGGATCTACCGGTACAACAGGAGCACAGGGCTCCCAAGGCAATCAAGGTGCAACGGGTACTACTGGTGCTCAAGGAGCACAAGGTCCAGCAGGATCTCAAGGATCACAAGGAACTACTGGAGCTGATGGCTCCCAAGGACCTCAAGGAAACGCAGGATCACAAGGCCCTCAAGGTACTACTGGATCCACAGGTGCGCAAGGACCTCAGGGTACAAATGGATCAACGGGTGCACAAGGCACTCAAGGATCTACCGGTCCGACAGGAGCCCAGGGACCTCAAGGAACAACTGGTACCGCAGGCGCACAAGGATCACAGGGACCTAAAGGTGACACTGGTGCACAAGGCTCTCAAGGAACGGCTGGAGCTACAGGTTCACAGGGTCCTCAAGGAACAACCGGTACTACCGGCACTCAAGGCCCTCAAGGTACAACAGGTACAACTGGAGCACAAGGAGCCACTGGTTCGCAAGGTGAAGCAGGTGCGCAGGGTCAACAGGGAGTAGTTGGATCTACCGGTAGTCAAGGACCTCAAGGTACGGTAGGAGCACAGGGCCCTCAAGGAACTACCGGTTCTCAAGGTCCTCAGGGAGTTACAGGATCAACAGGCTTACAGGGTCCTCAAGGAACAACCGGGGTTCAAGGACCACAAGGCGTTCAAGGTAACGATGGATCTACAGGTGCCCAAGGTCCTCAAGGTACCACCGGTACAGCTGGCTCACAAGGACCTCAAGGTGACAATGGAGCACAAGGCCCACAAGGTACAACAGGGTCTACAGGTGCTCAGGGACCACAAGGCGCTACAGGCAGTACCGGTGCCCAGGGACCTCAAGGTATAGTAGGTACTACTGGAACACAAGGATCACAAGGTACAACAGGGTCTACAGGTGCTCAAGGTCCTCAAGGCACGACTGGCTTTCAAGGACCGCAAGGTACAATAGGTGCTCAGGGACCTCAGGGTATAACGGGTTCACAGGGCCCACAAGGCACTACAGGTACAACCGGTTCACAGGGTCCACAAGGATCACAGGGTAGCTTTGGTGGCGCTAACTTTACCTATACCTATAGTTCAGATACTACTAACAGCGAACCCGGTGATGGAATTTTAAGATTTAGCACAGCTGATATTAAGCTTGCTGCTAATCTTTACATTGATCAGAGTGACGGATCGTCTCCTAGCGCTAACATTTATAGTTATTTACAGACAATTGACGATTCGACTGCATCTATCAAGGGGCATTTCGTCATTACAGAAAATGCAAACAACAACAACTTTGCAGTATTTGCTATTGTAGGAAGTCATACTCATTTAACTCATTACTTCTCTGTACCAGTATCTTATCTTTCTGGCAGTAATAATTTTGCAAATAGTACTCCATTATCAGTTACATTTGCAAGATCTGGAGATACTGGACCTACCGGCCCTCAAGGTCCTCAGGGTACTATAGGCTCTCAAGGTCCTCAGGGTACTATAGGCTCTCAAGGTCCTCAGGGTATAGACGGAGCTCAAGGTCCGCAAGGTACTATAGGAACACAAGGCCCTCAAGGATCTACAGGTAGTACTGGCGCCCAGGGCCCTCAAGGTACAACAGGATCCACTGGAGCTCAAGGTCCACAGGGTACAACAGGTAGTACAGGTGCCCAGGGCCCTCAAGGTACAACAGGATCCACTGGAGCTCAAGGCCCTCAAGGATCTACAGGTAGTACTGGTGCCCAAGGCCCTCAAGGTACAACAGGATCTCAAGGTCCACAAGGTACTATAGGAACAACAGGCGCACAAGGCCCGCAAGGAGCTACCGGTACTACAGGTGCACAAGGTCCACAAGGAGCTACTGGCATAACAGGTGCACAAGGCCCACAGGGTCCTACAGGCGCGCAAGGTACTACAGGATCTCAAGGCCCGCAAGGCCCGACAGGCGCACAAGGCCCGCAAGGTCCTACAGGAACTCAAGGCTCACAAGGACCTCAGGGCCCAACAGGTACTCAGGGACCTCAGGGTCCAACAGGCGCTCAAGGCCCACAAGGAACAACAGGCGCTCAAGGCCCACAAGGAACAACAGGCTCTACTGGCGCACAAGGCCCACAAGGAGCCACAGGCACAACTGGTGCCCAAGGCCCTCAAGGATCTACAGGTTCTACAGGTGCCCAAGGACCTCAAGGTGAAATTGGATCAACAGGTGCTCAGGGCCCACAAGGCACCGTTGGCACCACAGGTGCGCAGGGTCCTCAAGGTACTGTAGGGACTACTGGCTCACAAGGCCCACAAGGCACTACTGGCACACAAGGCCCTCAAGGTGTGACCGGTACAGGTGCACAAGGCCCTCAAGGATTTCAAGGTGTGACCGGTACAGGTGCACAAGGCCCTCAAGGATTTCAAGGTGTGACGGGAACAGGTGCACAAGGCCCTCAAGGTCCGCAAGGTGTGACGGGAACAGGTGCACAAGGCCCTCAAGGTCCCGCAGGCCCATCAACTTCTATTAATGCTGCAGAAGAATCTACAACTAATGCAACTCACTATCCAGTCTTTGTTGCAGCGATTGGTACTGCTCAAACTGCAGAAGCATCTTCTACAAAATTTTATTTTAATCCAAGCACTGGAACATTAAACGCGACTATCTTTAATACATTATCCGATATAAATAAAAAAGAGAATATAAACACTCTCATCAATTCACTAGAAAAGATTATGTTAATGAGAGGTGTTTCTTTCAACTGGATTGACAATAAGAGACCAGCAATTGGTATTATTGCTCAAGAAGTTGAGAAAATAGTTCCTGAAGTAGTTGATACAAATGAAAAGGGAATTAAATCTGTCTCTTATGACAGCATTATTGCTCTATTAATTGAATCGATTAAAGAACAACAAAAACAAATAGACGAACTGAAAAGTATATTAGGAGGTAATAAATGACAGTTTATGCAAATTTAGTAGATGGTGAAATAAAAGGAGTATATGATCTACTACCTAAGACATGGAATGAACACGATAACTTTCATCTTAAGTGTGCTGTAGATCCTGTCTTTATGCGTGAAAATGGATTTGTAAAGATTGTTAGAGATACAACACCATTTGATGCAACGACGCATAAAATGTCTGACTATCTATTTCACTCTGTGGTAGATGGTGAAGTATATGAGCGTAGAGATATACTACCCATACCTCAATCACCACCAGAAAATATTGTAGACGAAACACCTCAAGAATAAAAATTACGAATGCCTACTACCAGCTTTAGAGTAAGTGGTTCTGATTTAGATTCGTTATTTGAACCTATCGGCTCTTCATCAAAAAGAGCCGACGTAAATTATACCGTCGGTGGTACAGATATTTCTAACTATTACTACAGTGTGAGTAATGGTGGGACTGCTTTTGGCACTACTAACTTACAATCTGGTTCTGTAGATATTGGTACTATGTTTGCTGCTGTAGGCACGGTAGGTCCAACAACACTTCAACTTTATGCTTGGGGATCCGGCTCCGTCGGTCAACTTGGACAATTAACAGATACTTATAGTTGGACTCTTGTTAGCGCCGCTGACGCACATACAGCAGCTATTAGATCAGATGGTCTATTATTTACATGGGGTAGAGGTCTAAATGGTGAATTAGGCGATGGTACTATAGTATCTAAATCTAGTCCAGTACAAATTGGTAGCAGCAGTTGGACCGCTGTAAGTGCTGGCTTATCTCACACTGCTGCTATTAGATCAGGTGGTACATTATTTACCTGGGGCTCCGGCACTTTCGGTCAATTAGGTCATATTTCTGAATCATATAGTTGGACTCTTGTCAGCATGGGTGCTTCTCATACCGCTGCAATACGTTCGGATGGTTTATTATTCACATGGGGTCTAGGCACTTCCGGTCAATTAGGTGATGGAACTATAGTAAGTAAATCAAGCCCGGTGCAAATAGGCTCTAGTTCTTGGACTGCTGTGAGTGCTGGGGTTGACTTTAGTGCAGCTATTAGAACAGATGGACTATTATTTACATGGGGTATCGGAACTTCATCTCAACTGGGTGACGGTACATCGGTCACAAAATCAAGCCCTGTGCAAATTGGTTCCAGTTCCTGGACTGCTGTCGCTGCAGGTACTTTACATGCTGGTGCTATTAGATCGGACGGTCGACTGTTCATGTGGGGACTTAATAGTTATGGGAGAGTCGGAGACGGTACTACTACTACTAGAAACAGCCCGGTACAAATTGGCTCTAGTTCTTGGACTGCTGTTAGTGCCGGTATTACACACACAGCGGCTATAAGATCCGAAGGTACATTATTTACGTGGGGTGGAAACTTAGCAGGGCAGTTAGGTGATAGTACTTTAACATCTAGATCGAGCCCGGTGCAAATTGGAAGTAGTAGCTGGACAGCAGTCGCTGCAGGAGGCTCACACACAGCGGCTATAAGGTCTGGAGGAACTCTGTTTACATGGGGCAACGCTGATTTTGGTCAATTAGGTGATGGAACTATATCAACTAATTCAAGCCCGGTGCAAATTGGTTCTAGTTCGTGGGTAGCAGTGACTGCCGGTCGGCGCGGTACAGCGGCTATTAGATCCGGAGGTACATTATTCGTCTGGGGTTCAAACGCATCTGGTCAAGTAGGAGATGATACTAGTGTTACCGCTCGATCTAGTCCAGTTCAGATAGGTAGCAGTAGTTGGACAATGGTTTCTGCGGGTTATAATAATACTACTGCTATTAAATCGGACGGGTTACTTTTTACGTGGGGTCTAGGTACTTCTGGTCAATTAGGCAATGATAACGCAACTACTACCAGTAGTCCAGTGCAAGTAGGAAATAATGAGATAAAAAGTAGCAAATCTAGCCCGGTACAAGTAGGTGGTAGTAGTTGGACGGCAGTAAGTGCCGGTGGCTCACATACTGCTGCTATTAGATCAGGTGGCACATTATTTACATGGGGAGGTAACTCTTACGGTAGATTAGGTGATAACACCGCAATATCCAAATCCAGCCCCGTACAGATCGGCAGCAGTAGCTGGACCGCTGTAAGTGCTGGTGCTGGTTCACACACTGCGGCTATAAGATCAGGTGGTACATTATTTACCTGGGGTCACTCAGGCTTCGGTCAATTAGGTGATAGTACTTTAATAAACAAATCCAGCCCCGTACAGATCGGCAGCAGTAGCTGGACCGCTGTAAGTGCTGGTTCTACACATACTGCTGCTATAAGATCAGATGGTTACCTATTCACATGGGGTTCAGCCACAAGCGGTAGACTAGGTAATGGTAGTAGTAGTGGCGATTTTTCGAGTCCCGTTCAAATAGGTAGCAGTAGTTGGACGGCAGTTACTGCTGGTGCTCTACACACTGCGGCTATTAGATCAGGTGGTACATTATTTACCTGGGGCGCCGGCACAACCGGTAGACTAGGTGATGGTACTACTTCACAAAGAGTTAGCCCTGTTCAAATCGGCAGTAGTAGTTGGACAGCAGTAAGTGCCGGTGGTGGTCATACTACTGCTATAAGATCAGGTGGTACGTTATTTACCTGGGGTTCTAACTCTTCTGGTCAGTTAGGCGATGGTACTGGAACAAGCAGATCCAGTCCAGTGCAAGTTGGCAACAATGTTCAGACAGTTTCAAGCCCTATACTAGTAGGTTCATTTTCATGGACTTTAGTTACTGCCGGATTAAATCATACTACAGCTATTAGATCAGATGGTTTATTATTCACATGGGGTCGAAACGATACCGGTCAGCTAGGTGACGGTACAATAACTAATAAATCTAGCCCAGTACAAATTGGTAGCAGTAGCTGGACGGCAGTTAATGCTGGCGGTGCCCATACCGCCGCAATAAGATCAGATGGCTATCTTTTTACTTGGGGCGACGGCACAAACGGTCGGTTGGGTGAAATTACAGATTCACTTAGTTGGACTCTTGTTAGTTTTGGTGCTAATCACACTACGGCTATTAGATCGGACGGAATATTATTTGCATGGGGTTTTAATGGGTATGGTCAGCTAGGTGACGGTACAATAACTAATAAATCTAGCCCAGTACAAATTGGTAGCAGTAGCTGGACGGTAGTTAGTGCCGGATTGGATCATACAGCAGCTATTAGATCGGATGGTTTATTATTCACGTGGGGACGTGGCACTTCCGGTCAATTAGGCGATGGTACTATAGTATCTAAATCTAGTCCAGTACAAATTGGTAGCAGCAGTTGGACGGCAGTTAATGCAGGACTTTACCATAATGCAGCTATCAGATTGGATGGTTACTTATTTACGTGGGGTTCGGGCTCTTCCGGTCAATTAGGTGATAACACCGCAATATCCAAATCTAGTCCAGTACAAATTGGTAGCAGCAGCTGGACGGTAGTTAGTGGTGGTGGTTTACATACCGCAGCTATTAGATCAGGTGGTACATTATTTACATGGGGTAGTGGTCTAGATGGTCAATTAGGTCAAGTCACGAACATTTTTAGTTGGACTCTTGTTAGCGCCGGTGACACACATACAGCAGCTATTAGATCAGATGGTCTATTATTTACCTGGGGTTATAATACAGCCGGTCAATTAGGTGACGAAACTACAAATTTAAGAAGGTCTCCAGTGCAGATTGGAAGTAGTAGTTGGACGGCAGTTAGTGCAGGTTCTACTCACACAGCGGCTATCAGATCGGATGGCTACCTATTTGCATGGGGTCTAGGCACTTCCGGTCAATTAGGCGATGGTACCAGCGTAACTAAATCCAGCCCAGTGCAAATTGGTAGCAGCAGTTGGACAGCAGTAGATGCAGGTCTTAACTTTAATACCGCTATAAGATCCGGAGGTACATTATTCACCTGGGGTCTAAGCTCAAACGGTAGACTAGGTGACGGTACCGCGATATCTAAATCAAGCCCGGTACAAATCGGTAGCAGCAGTTGGACAGCAGTGAGTGCTGGTGGTGGTCATGCTCTAGCTATAAGATCAGATGGCTACCTATTTGCATGGGGTCTAGGCACTTCCGGTCAATTAGGCGATGGTAATACAACAAACAGATCCAGCCCTGTACAGATTGGTAGCAGTAGCTGGACGGTAGTTAGTGCTGGTGGTTTTCATAGTGCAGCTATTAGATCAGGTAGTACATTATTTACCTTTGGGATTAATTCCGGCACTGGCGCGGGTGCATTAGGTGATGGTACTATAACAAACAGATCCAGCCCTGTACAGATTGGTAGCAGCAGTTGGACAGCAGTAAGTGCTGGTAAATATCATACTTCAGCTATAAGATCAGGTGGTACATTATTTACCTGGGGTTTAGGCGCTACCGGACAATTAGGTGATGGTACGACAGTATCTAAATCTAGTCCAGTGCAGATTGGAAGTAGCAGTTGGACAGCAGTTAGTGCCGGCAGTGGTCATACTACCGCTATTAGATCAGGAGGTACATTATTTACTTGGGGTAATGGTGCAATAGGTCAACTAGGTGACAGTATTACTACAACTAGCTTATCAAGTCCAGTGCAAGTTGGAAGTAACGCAATTGCAATTAATCGATATAGCCCTTTTGAAATCAACGGCAGTAGCTGGACGGCAGTAAGTGCCGGTGGTTCACATACTGCGGCTATCAGATCGGATGGTTACCTATTTACTTGGGGTTCTAACTCTTCTGGTCAGTTAGGTAATAACACAACAACTACTATACGAAGCCCTATACAAATAGGTTCAAGTTCGTGGACGGCAGTCGATGCGGGGCGCTTACTCACTTCAGCTATAAGATCAGGTGGTACATTATTCACCTGGGGACAAGGCACTTCCGGTCAGCTAGGTGATGGTACTGTGGTAGGTAAATCTAGTCCAGTACAAATTGGTAGCAGCAGTTGGACGGCAGTTAGTGCTGGAAGCTTTAACACTGCGGCTATTAGATCAGGAGGTACATTATTTACATGGGGTCTAGGTACACAAGGTGCGTTAGGTGATGGTACTGTAGCAACTAAATCTAGCCCGGTGCAAGTCGGTAACAATTCTTCAATAACAAGATCCAGTCCAGTACAAATTGGTAGCAGCAGTTGGACGGCAGTTAGTGCTGGATTAGCTCATACTATGGCTATTAGATCGGATGGATACCTATTTGCATGGGGTCTAGGCACTTCCGGTCAATTAGGCGATGGTACCGCGGTATCTGGTAGAAATAGTCCAGTACAGATCGGCAGCAGTAGCTGGACCGCTGTAAGTGCTGGTTCTTCACATACTGCTGCTATCAGATCAGGTGGTACATTATTTACCTGGGGTTTAAATTCTGGTTCTCACGCGGGAGAATTAGGTGATAATACAACAAATGATAAATCCAGCCCAGTACAAATTGGTAGCAGCAGTTGGACTGCGGTAAGTGCAGGTAGATATCATACTGCAGGTATAACTTCTGTAGGTAGATTATTTACATGGGGAACTGGTTCGTCAGGGCAATTAGGCGATGGAACACTTGTTGGTAAATCAAGCCCAGTACAAATCGGCAGCAGCAGTTGGACTGCCGTTAGCGCGGGTCTTCAGCAAACATCAGCTATTAGATCCGATAAGTTACTATTTACGTGGGGAAGTAACTCTTACGGTAAATTAGGTGATGGTACGACAGTAACTAAATCTAGTCCAGTACAAATTGGTAGCAGCAGTTGGACCGCGATAAGTACTGGTGGTACTCATACGGTAGGGTTAAAAAGGAGCTAATTTAGTTTAGTGTATAAATATACATTTATGGTACATGAGGTTAACTATGCATTTGATAGATCAGCAATTAAATCTAATGATACGTGGTAGATTTGAAGAGGGTTGGAAATTAGCCGAGCAAATGGAGGCTAACGATCCAACCGATCCCAGAGCTAAGTTTAATCGAGGTTGGTTCCTTATCAATCAGGGTAAACTACGAGAAGGGTTTCAGTGCCTAGAATACGGTAGAGCACTCAAAGTTTACGGTTCCGGTAAAATAAACACTACGAAACCTATTTGGAATGGTGAAGATGATCTGACCGGCAAAACCGTCATTCTTAATATGGAATGTGGGTTCGGAGATCAAATTATCTATGCTAGGTTTGCTACTGAAGTGTGGAAACGTGGAGGTATAGCAATTCATTGTTGTGAAAAATCATTGCATCCATTGTTCAATAGAATACCCGGTACACATAAATGCATTACACTAGAACAAGTTAGTTCTACTTTTCATGATTATTGGATTCCAGGTTTTAGTTGTAGTTGGCTTTTTGGGCACTCATTTGAAACATTGCCTAATCAACCTTACCTATTTGCTAAATCTGAAAGTGTAGATATATGGAAATCAATACTCAATACAACTAAAATTAAAGTAGGTATTCGGTGGAGCGGCAGCCCACTTTTCGAGCATCAACAGTTTCGTTTATTTCCAGCAGAGAAATTAATAAATCTTTATAAAGACAGAGATCATATTCAATTTTATAGTCTGCAGAGAGATACTGATGTGAGAGAACTACCAGATGAAATCTCCGATCTCCAACATCTAATAATGTCATGGGAAGATACTGCTGCATGTATTCAAAATCTCGATTTAGTTATAACATCGTGTACAAGTATAGCGCACCTAGCATCTGCTATGGGCAAACCTACATGGGTCATAGTGCCTTTATTACCGTACCATATTTGGGCGCACGGTGATAAGCATAGCCCGTGGTATGAAGAAACCACTACGGTGTTCAGGCAGAAAAAATTCGGCAAATGGGATGACACATTCGCCGAAGTATCGGATGAATTGAGCAGACTCTTTCCTAAACCAGTAGAAAAAGAAAGCTAAAAAATTAACCTATATAATTAACTATATCTAATGGAGTGATGATGAACAAAGATAATTTACATTTTATTTCCGGTCTACCTAGATCAGGTTCTACTCTTATAACCAATCTTATCAAGCAGAATCCCGAAGTGCATGGAGAATCCGTAACCTCTCTCTCTTCAATTTTTGGCTCGGTAAATGCTAGTTGGGGTAGCATCGACAGCAATAAAGAATACAGAAACGATCAAGCAAAAGCAGGTGTACTTAGAGGTGTTCTAGAAGGATACTATTCTCACATCGATAAACCAATCGTATTTGATAAGGACAGAGGCTGGGTACCGCTTATCGGACAACTTGAAGCTATCCTTCAAAGACAAGTAAAGATGGTCATTTGCGTTAGAAATCCAGCAGAGATTCTAACGTCATTTGAAAGAATGCGTAAAGAAAATCCTCTGTTCTTCACTAACGTGGACGCACATCTCAGGGAAGGCTCTAACATTGCATCAAGAGCGTATTATTATGCCGGGCCCGAAGGCGCTTTAGGTCTTAGCCATAGAAATCTCAAAGACGCTATTACAATGGGTTATATTGATCGTTTTCTGTTCGTGGATTACAACAGATTCTGCAATAGCCCAAAGAGTCAGACAAAGAGAATTTACGACTTCTTTGAACTACCGGAATTTAAGCACGATTTTGCAAAAATTGAACAGGCAGAGACGTATAATGATCTTGCAATCGGGCTTCCAAATCTTCATAAAGTCAAGCCGTCCCTTGAGAAAACAACTGTGAACTGTGTTGAATATCTCGGCTTAGACCTGTACGAGCAGTACAACAGAGAGATTTTCTGGGATGCCTGGATTTAAGGATTCATAATGACGCCTGAACATACAAAACTAAATATGGGCTGCGGGTTCAAGAAACTCAATGATCATTGGAACGTTGATATTGAGAAAAAATGTAACCCAGATGAAGTTCTAGACTTTGAAGTCACTCCATGGCCATATGAAGATAATTTCTTCGTTAAAATTAATGCCGATAATATTCTTGAGCATCTAGGTCAAAGTCCTAAGGTGTTTACGAACGTCATTAAAGAAATGTATCGCGTTAGTAAAGACGGTGCGGAATGGTTCATTAACGTACCTCATCACAGATGTGATTTATACTGGGATGATTATACGCATGTTCGACCTTTGTCAGCTAAAACGTTCAAAATGTTTGACCAAAAAGTCAACTTTGAATCTATCGAAAAGAAACTCAGTGACAGTACATTCGGTCTTTATCACGGCATTGATCTAGAAGTATATGACACAACATACAACATGATTAACTACTGGCTACAGCTACAGCGCGATGGAATGCTAGGCCCAAGGCAAATGGACATTAATCTCAACACTATGTCAAACGTAGTCGAGAGCGTAAATATATTCATTAAAGTACATAAGCCAGGTCGCTTTGAGGATTGGTTTCACAAGTATCAGAAATGATATTCAATATCGGTGACAAGATTCACCGCAATGTTTTGTTAAGTTGTGACCACGGGCTCATGATTGTAAACCGCTTTGATTGCAATCATGAGGGCGTAGGGCACGGACAATGGTTACTTGACCACGGCAATACGTCAACTATTGAGGCCGCTAACTGCTATAACACCATTAAGGAATTCACAGAGCCGGTGATTTTCGATATTGGTGCTAACATAGGCACCTTTACCACCTGGATGGCCAAGGCATTTCCTAATGGTAAAGTATATGCTTTTGAACCTCAGCGTGCAGTATTTCAGATGCTAGCAGGTAACGCAGCAATTAATAATTTGTATAACGTATACGCATACAATATTGGAATCGGCAAAGAAAATACCAAGGTTGAGTTTCAAGAACCAAATTACTTTCAAAATTGTGACTTCGGTACATTTAGTTTAGTAGAAGATATAGTGCCAGCTAGCAAGAACAAAATCACGGTGTCTATTAATACCTTGGACTGGTTTATGGAGTATTACAATATTCCTAAAATTCATCTGTTAAAGATCGATGTAGAAGGTATGGATTTAGACGTACTGACCGGTGGATTAAATACTATTAAGAAGCACTTACCAGTAATCTTTATAGAGCACTGTGACAATAGAAAAACTATCTTTGAAGAAATAAAAGCTTTCTTAGATAATATTGATTATGGATATGACGTTATTGGTAATAACGTCCTCTGCAAACCGCAATAGAGGTATATAATGGAAAAAATTCTCATCATGGGTCTTCCTGGATCGGGCAAAACGTATTTTGCCGAACGACTTAAAAAATATCTCGAAGATAACTCAAACTTTGACTCTATGCCAATGTACAGAATGGCACAGTACGAATTGCCACCTATGCATTATAAATCTAAAGTAGATTGGTTTAATGCAGATGAAATACGTAAAAAGTTTAATGATTGGGATTTTTCTCACGAGGGTAGAATTCGTCAGTCATTACGCATGGCAGAATTTGCACTTAAGTGTAGTGGTGATTACGTAATTTGCGATTTCGTCGCACCGCTACCCGAGATGCGCCACAATTTTAAAGCCGATTGGACTATTTGGATGGATACCATTGATGCCGGTCGATATGAAGATACAAATAAAGCATTCGTACAACCTGATATCTACGATTTTAGAATAAATGAGAAGAATGCTGAGAAATGGGTAGAGTTTGTAGGTGATCATATTCTTTACAAAAGGCGTAGACCTACTTTTAGCTGGAAAAAAGAAACTGTTCAGATGCTTGGTAGATGGCAGCCATGGCACGAAGGCCACCGTGCGCTATTCGAAAGACTCATACAAAAGACCGGCCAAGTGTGCATTATGATTCGAGATTGTCAAGGCTGGAATGATTCCAATCCTTTTAACAGTGATCAAGTCAAGAATTATATCCGTAGAGACCTAGACATTCTTTATCAGGGTCAATATGATATTTTAGTTGTGCCGAATATTGTGCATATTGGTTACGGTAGAGGCGTAGGATACACAATTGAGCAAGAACAGTTCGGTGAAGAGATTACCAAGATTTCTGCTACAGAGATACGCCAAAAAATGGGTCTATGACTAAGGTTTTTGTTAATGGCTCGTTTGACCTTTTACATACTGGTCACCTTAGTTTACTTGAATTTGCAAAGAGCAACGGAACTCATCTACACGTCGCATTAGACACCGATCGACGTATTGCAGAAAAGAAAGGCCCTGATAGACCTATAAATAACCAACTCAATAGAGTTAAGTTAATGAGCTGTCTGAAATTCGTAGATTCAGTGAGTGTTTTTGATACGGATGAAGAACTAGAAGAGACTATTAGAAAATACTCGCCTGATATAATGATAGTAGGTTCAGATTGGAAAAATAAAAAAGTAATTGGCTCAGAATACTCAGAGTCATTGTTATTTTTTGACAGAGTAAATAATGAATCAACAACAGAAACAATTGAAAGTTATATTAATCGGCGACACGTGCATCGATGAATATCACTATGGGCATATAGACAGAATTAGCCCAGAAGCACCGGTGCCTATCTTCGTCAAAGATAGCGTGGAGATTAAGTATGGAATGGCATCAAACGTTCTTAAGAACCTTGAAGCATTAGGCGTACAAGTTACATCATACTTTGGTGTACCGTCAACAAAGATACGCATGATAGATTCTAAATCTAAACAGCACATACTTCGAATCGATCAAGATGTTAAATCGGATCCTCTTTTAACCGATACTAAATTCGATACATCTGTAGATGCATTCATCGTTTCAGATTATGATAAAGGCTTTGTCACTTATGAATTAATCGAAAGACTCATTCAGATTGGTAAAGTAGTCATCATAGACACGAAAAAAACTGATCTACAAAGATTTAGCGGTGGAATTGTTAAGATAAACTCTATTGAATACAGTAAAGCAAAAACTTTACCATACCATTTGATTGTAACGAATGGATCGAAAGACGTTACATTTAGAGATAAAAAATATGAAGTTCCACACGTAGAAATAACTGATGTGTGTGGCGCTGGAGATACATTTTTATCTGCGTTTGCATATCAGTATTTGTTGTCTTTTAACTATGATCAGTCTATTAAATTTGCAATATCTGCTGCGTCTATTACTGTGAAACATATCGGCGTATACGCACCGTCTTTAAAGGAAATATTATGTCAAGGCAAAATGGCTTCGTAAAGAAAGGATGGGGGCACGAACTAATATGGGTTTCAAATGATTCATATTGTGGCAAGCTTCTTAAATTTAACTACGGTGCTAAATGCAGCATGCATTTTCACGCACAAAAAGAAGAGACTTGGTATGTTTTAGATGGAAAATTTTTAGTTGAATGTATAGATACAAAGAACGCCTCGATATATCAAAAAATTATTGAAGCTGGTGACACGTGGCATAATGAACCGCTTAAACCTCATCAGGTTACATGCATTGAAGCAGGTACTATTGTAGAGGTGAGCACGCCAGATAGTGTAGAAGATAATTATAGAGTCGGTAAAGGAGACAGTCAGAAATGAAAATACTTTTGACTGGTCATAAAGGCTTTATAGGTTCTAATTTACTATCATATCTTATAGATCATGAAGTAACTACATATGAATGGGGAGATGAGTTACCAGATGTAAGCGATTGCGACTGGGTATTACATATAGGGGCAATAAGCTCAACTACTGAAAGAAACGTAGAAAAGGTATTAACGCAGAATTTAGATTTTAGTATTAGGTTACTAGATGAATGTATTAAGCACAAGGTTAATTTTCAATACTCAAGTTCTGCAAGTGTCTACGGCAATTACTACGGGCTCAAAAAGCCATTTGTAGAAAATACGATAATAGATCCACGTACTCCTTACGCATGGTCAAAATATCTCTTTGAAAGGCATGTTAATTCATTAAGTAACGCCGATATAATTATTCAAGGATTTAGATATTTTAATGTATACGGTCCAGGAGAAGAACATAAAGGAGATATGGCAAGTCCCTATCATAAATTTAAAAAGCAATATAATGAAACTGGTAGAGTATTAGTATTTGAAAATAGTGAATACTATGTAAGGGATTTTGTACATGTGGACTACGTTTGTAATGTGCATAAAAAGTTTTTAAACGTAGAAGAATCTGGTATTTGGAATGTAGGAACTGGTAGCACCAAAAGCTTTTTAGATGTCGCATTAAGTGTCGCTCCGTACGATAGTATAAAGTACTTAAAGATGCCGGATTACTTAAAGCCAAGTTATCAGGAATACACTTGCGCCGATACTACTAAGCTAGATAGAACGTTACGTAAATAATTACATACATATAAATACAATAAAAAGGACTATTATGGCTATACCTACAACAAGAACAGAATTTAAAGAGTATTGCTTGAGAAAGCTAGGTAAGCCCGTTATTGAAATTAACGTAGATGAAGATCAAATAGAAGATAGAATTGATGAATCTTTAAAGTATTACTATGACTATCACTTTGACGGTTCGGAAAAGATTTACTACAAGCATCAAGTAACTGATACTGATAAAGCTAACAAGTACATTACTCTACCAGAAAATATTTTGGGAGCTGTAAGAATATTTTCTATTGGTGACCCATCGATTAGATCAGACGATTTATTTAATATACGATATCAAATTGCCTTAAATGACCTATACACACTTACTTCAGTAAGTATGATTCCTTATTACATGGTCATGCAGCATTTAGGGCTTGTTACTGAGATGCTTGTAGGTAAGCAGCCGATACGATTTAACAGACATACTAACAAACTGTATGTTGATATGGATTGGAATTCCATTAATACCGGTGAATATTTGTTAGTTGAAGCGTATGAAGTTATCAACCCCGCTACTTATACGGATGCCTGGGGAGATAGATGGCTTCAAGAATATGCATCAGCTAAGATAAAGTATCAATGGGGAACTAATCTGACTAAATTTATAGGGCTAACACTTCCTGGCGGCGTTCAGTTTAATGGCGAAAAAATTCTAAATGACGCTAAAGAAGAAATAATGAAGTTGGAACAAGAGATGATCAGTAGTTATAGCTTGCCAGTAGCCGATATGATAGGTTAATATGGCCACAAGCGTATACTTTAATAACTTTGGCTCTAGTCAAGAGCAGCAATTAATCGAAGATCTCATTATTGAGAGTATTCGCATTTACGGTCTTGATATGTATTTTATGCCAAGAGTTAGAGAAGCATATGATCAAATTTACGGTGAAGATACTCTTTCACACTTTAATAAGGCATTTGCTGTTGAGATGTACGTAAGAAGTGTAGATGGCTTTCAAGGTGACGGCGACTTTATGTCTAAGTTTGGTCTTGAAATAAGAGACAGGGTCACATTTACAATTTCTCAACGTGTGTTCGGGGAAGAAGCTGGTGCAGCAGGTTTAGATCTGTACCGTCCTAAAGAGGGTGACTTAATTTTTCTTCCGCTAAACAACAAGATATTTGAGATTAAATTTGTTGAGCATGAAGCAATATTTTATCAATTAGGAACTCTTCAAACATATGACTTAACTTGTGAATTGTTCCAGTATAGTAGTGAAAGATTCGATACCGGTATAAGCATTATAGACACGTTATACATCGATAACTACTTAACTCAAAATAATTTCTCCCAAGATATTTCTGAATACGCATTAATTACAGAAGATACTAATCCGTATTATCTACTTACTGAAGACGGATATAAGATTACTCTTGATGAGACTAATTCATTAGGTGATAACGATGAAATACAAAGTGAGTCAGATGACTTCATAGATTTCAGCGAAAAAGATCCTTTCAGTGAAGGGACGTATTAATGTTTTACCAGACTTTTTATCACAAGACTCTTAGAAAATACGTTACTCTTTTCGGCACCCTATTCAACAACATCTATCTTAACAGAGTTGACGATTCCAATAATAACGTACAGACATTAAAAGTACCTATTACTTACGGGCCAAAGACAAAGATACTTACTAGAGCCGATAGTGATCCTAATCTAAATAGACCATTTCAGATTAATTTGCCAGCTATGGCCTTTGAAATGACAGGTCTTGATTATGCTGCTGAAAGAAAATTACCCACAATAAAAAAGCATAACGTATACATTAATACACTTAATTCTGAACAGCACAAATACGTTTATAATCCAGTTCCGTATGATATAGATTTTACTTTGTTCGTGGCTGTAAAAAATGCCGAGGATGGAACGAGGATACTAGAACAAATACTTCCATTTTTTGGTCCCGAATGGAC